AATTTCTATCTCCTTTGTTGACTTTTATTTTGAATTTTGTATGTTGTCTTTCTTGATTACAAACTTATCTTACCATTAGATTTCCTACTTGTCCAATATGAAAAGTCAACATCCAGTTATAGGATATCCCTATAGCCACGGAGATTATATATCATTTTTCAATGTCTTAAATTGCTTGATTTTACTAGGTTTCCGATACATCTTTTGACTCCTTTGAAATGCACTTGACTCCTTTTTGACTCCTTTTTTATCAATTCATGTCTAACAATATTTGCTCTTTAGTTATGTGTTGTTTTGGATATGCTGCGTTTAATTTATCGTTTTGTGATTCAATATGATCTTGTAATAAATGAACATAAATCTTTTCGGTAATCGTTACATTTGCATGTCCAAGATATTTTGAAATGACTACCATTGGAATTCCTGCCTCAAAACATCTTGTCGCAAAAGTATGTCTTAACCGATGAACGGATACTGGCAAAAGATAATCTTTTTCATCCAATTGAAAATTAATTTGTTCCCTTGCACTTGCTAATACAGAATTTAGTGTTTGATTCGGCATTGGAGTATTGTATGGTGTGGTAAATAACAAATTTTTAAACTCAGATGATACATGACGATCTGCATATATAGATTTCTCTACACGTTGTTTTAATACGATTTGCTGTTGGAAAGCCTCGTATGCGACATCATTTAGTGGAATTTCTCTCACACTTGAAGGAGTTTTTGTATCGCCAATATAATATTGATATTTGCCATCAATTTTATTTTTCTTTAAGGACTTTGTAATATGCACCGTCCTAGATTTCATATCAAAATCATTTATTGTAAGTGCGCCAACCTCTCCGTATCTTAACCCAGTTGTTAAAAGAAAAACATATAAATTATAATAGAAATGTCCATTCAAATAGTTAAATAACATTTGCTGTTGTTTAATAGTTAATGCCAGTACTTCATCTGAGAAAAGCTCTTTCTTTTTCTTTTTAACTTTGATCATTGTTACTGGGTTATAAGGAATACAATGTGCTTCTCTACTTTTTTCTAAGGTTTGAGAAATTATATTTTTTGCATTATCAATAGTTTTATCACTATATTTTTTCTTCAAAGTTTGAAAAAATGAATCTAATGTAAATTCGGTTATATCTACAACTCTAATATTTTTCAGACTTGGTGCAATGCAATTGTCATAAATCCATTCATATTGTTCCTGAGTATTTGGTGCCAAGTCAACAAATGCTATGCTTTTCCAACGAAAATACCAAACTTCAAAAGTGTCAGTGCAATGTTTTGCATTTACTTTTAGATCGTCTTTTGCTCTTTCTTCTTTCAACCATTCCTTTACTTCTTTTAAACTTTTACTTTTTGTTTCGATGCGTTCTCCAAAACGATTCGTAAACCTTGCTTGATAACGTCCGTCCTTCCGCTGAGACAGGTACGTTCCAAGTTCTCTTCCTTTTAAATCTTTTCCCATGATTATACGTCCTTCCTTTTGTGTATTCATTGGAAAAGAATCTAAATTAAATTATAGTACAATTACAATATATCACATTTAGATTCTAATTCCTATCAATTGCATAAGTATCTTCTAAATATTTTTCAAAAGCTTTTCGTTTAATAAGTCTTTTCTTGGTTCCTACATATAATTTAAATTCACAGTCTGGATCATCTAGCATCTGATAAATTGTATTAATACCGATACTGCTATATGCCGATGCTTCTTCTGGAGTTATTGTAACTTTCTCCCATATTGGTACTATATATTTGTTTATAATATATTCCTCCTTGCAATAAGAGAGAGAATCTAATAATAGAAACTCTCTCCGTATATTATTTATCCATCATCAAATAAGGATTTTAAGATATTTTCTTGAATCCTTGAATATGTTCTACAAGGTCTTTAAAATATGGTACATTGTCTAACATCCACTGGCAGAAGATTCTCCAATCCTTTACTGGATGTGTTTTTCGTGAAAAATACATATTTAAAAGCACTTCGTAAGTAAGAGAAAGATTTGCTGTGATATTATATCCCATAGGTAGCATTTCAAGAATTGCATTCCAAATATTTTTATCCTTCGTTGCATTGTACTCATCTTTAAGTTCATTTAGTAACTGAATAGTATTTTCTGTATGTTGTTTAACTTTATAGCCAAGCGTGTTTTCAACGTCTGAAATATTACTTTCATCATGGCTTGATAATGAGAATTCCTCAATTACAACATCAATACCTTCATGAGAAAAACTGTCTAAGTCAAATTCTTTTTTATGAATTGTGTGCATCTTAGAGCAACTACATCTTGTTGTTCCAACTTTATATGTATCTGCCTGCGCCCACCATGTGTGATGAGATGTAATTCGTAATCCAACTGGCAGTGACCGTAAGGCTTTTCTGTGATCCTTTCCTGCTCTTGTAAGTCTTTTAAATAAACCTAAATCCTTCTCTCCCATGCAAAAACATGGATGCCAGATTTCTACGTTTCTTTCTTTATCATATTCTGTTGTATGTCCAATGTAGCTATCACTTAAATGCCAACTATCGTATGCGTTTCTAGCTCCTTCAATAGCAAACATCCACTGTTCTGGACTTGGGAATACTGGGTGTTCAATCTTAATCATATATAAATCCTCCTATTTTAAATATGAAGAGAATACTAATTTCTCTTTGTCGTTATCATCAACTGTTACATATCCGTAGACATTAGGCGGATGCCCTGACCAACTGATGTAGATTTTATAGTAATATCTCGTACAATCAACATATTTACGTGTCACAATACAGACATATCCTTTATTCATGAAGTCTTCTAATACTGCAATACAAGAATCAAGTGACTTGTCAGTATCGCAAGACATTGATTGTGTTTTACGGTATGTTTCTGTTCTACCATTCATCTGTGCAGTTTCCCATATGTCATTTACTAAGTCGTCATATAAGTCATCAAATATTTTACTTAATTGTGCATTGGACTGCTGCTGTGAATACTCTTTCATATCCACAGCATTGATCAGTCCTTTTGTTTGTGCAAAATAATTCATTTATTTACCTGTACTTCCAATTCCGCCAGTTCTTTTAGTTGTTACAGCTTCTTTATCGGCTACACCATAAGGTAGAAAAACTCCTTGTGCAAACGCATCGCCTTTCTTGAGTTTCAGTGGTTCATTGCCATGATTCTCAACCTTAATAAAGATATGTCCTTCATTGTCTGCGTGATAGTAGTCACCGTCAATTACCCCTGTACCGTTACCAATTCTAGCCTGTGCTTTGATACCCAAACTACTGCGAATAAATACTAATAACACCCATCCTTTTTCAATCTTACATCTGATTCCTGTAGGAATAACTCGTGCATCTCCTGGGCGAATTGTAATATCTGCTGGACTAATAAAATCATGTCCTGCGGAGTCAACTGTTTTACGATAAGGTAATTTTAAACCACCATAGATTGATTCTTCTGGGTATCTAACTACCTGTTTCTCCCAGTCCTGTACGAACTGGTCAAACGATACTTTCTCAAACTCTGCAACTTTCATTAATCCGCTTTCTGTTAATAATCCCATATATGTATTTCCTTTCCATTTTCTTTGTGCAATTTTCACAAAATTTTGTATTTCGTTATCATGTTATGTAAACTATCGTTCACTAAGCATCAGAGGTAATCCAACTTCGTTATAGTAAGAATCCTCAAAAGTCATTTTTGGTTCATCTTTGTACTGCTCTTTTAATTTTTCAACCAACAGATCTTTCTGTTTTTTTACTTCATCTTCAGTACCATGTACAATCAACGTCACATTGCCGTCATACACACCGTCATTAAATGTTTCAACTTCAATCATGTATAACTGACGATCTGTGTTAAGACTTGATTTTTTAGCCGCCAGATACAGATAATCTTTTGGCAATTTATATTTCTTGAGCAGCTTGTCCACATCTTTAATGAAGTCAAGTTTGTGTTTTTCTTCTTTAATCTGCTTCTGTAAGTCTGCGTTTCCTACGTTTCTTTTATCGTTTTCAGTCATCATTACATTATTTGTATTCATAGTAAATTCTCCTTGCGTAGTTCGTTTTCTGTGTATCGGCAATATTCATCCCATAATCCTTTAGCATGAATATAATTTTTGCCTTTCAATCCCATCTTCTTCTGTTCTGCTTTCAAGTCTTGGAATGTAAACTTGCGTGAGCATATCTTTCTTGTCATAAAACTTTTTGCAATATGACCTACCTTATACATGTCCTCACGCTTCAAATTTGCAGTTAATTTCTTGTAGGTACTCAATTCATCATCTGGAATTTTATAAGGTGTTTTTGGCAAGTTTTTCGGTGAAAAAGGTGAGATATATTTGTAAGTTCCATCGTCACGGATTCTACTCTTCTGTGCCTTCAGCAACTCGGCAACAGTATCCAGATGTTTCACATCAAATCTAAACAGCACTTCTTTATCAGTTTCTTCTATATAATAGGGAATATCTTTGTCTATCTCTCGAATTGCCTTTATAACATTACGCCCTCTTATTAATGAGGGGATATAAGCTACAAGGGTATATTCGCCTCTATGCTTGCCTTTTCCGTAGTAATATATCTGATTACCAAATGAGCATTTTATGTACAAATCATCAAAGCTAGGATCTATTAATCCTGCATCAGTTCTAGGGAAATCATTAGTATCCATGTTATATGCTGCTACAACACGATACTTCCCAAAATATTCTTTACGCTGTAAGAAATTAGCCGTAGTAATTCACTCCTTATTTAGTTGATTTTGATTTAGTTGTCTTAGGTGTAATACCTGTTGGCGGTGCATCATTTGTATTTTTGTATACATCACGCACCATCTTCTGAATTGTTCGCAGACTCAAGCCATATGAGAGCTGTAACTCAATAACCGCTTTGGAAAGTTCTTCCATTACTCTTCGTCCTCCTCGCCTGTAATAATGTCATCATTATCTTCATCAGACTTATCGTCTAATTCATCGATCTCATCATCAATTTCTTCTCGTTCCTGTTCGAGAAATTCAATCTTTGCTTCATTGTCATCAATCAATTCCTGGAGTCTAGCAATATCAAGTTTGCGAATAAGGAATCCGCCTGCTACCATAGCACCAAGAAATGCGCCAATGGCAACAGTTCCAAAATTGCAAAGCATAAACTGCCATAAGTGTAATTTAATCATCTTTATCCTCCTCGTCATCTGGATAATTTTGTAGTTCAAACTCTTCCTCTAACTCAAACTGCTCAGAATCGTAATAGCAAGGGTCGTTCAACTGAGCGCCTGGGTTAGGTGGTTTATACATACTCTTCAACATATACATTCATTCCTACATAAGAATCATTGTCACGTCTTGTAGAAATTGTATAGTCATAAAATCTATACCAATCATCATCAATCTCAAGCAATTTAACCTGCTTGATCAATTTGGAAAATTCTGCTACATTCTTAATCTTTTTGCATGTAATAAATTTTGCCTTGCTATAGTCGTATTCTCCGATTTTCTCATCATATGTATCTACGTCTAATTCTAAGAATCTTACTTGCATTTAATCTCCTTTTAATCATGGATATCAATTACTGTAATAAATCCATTCATGTTATCTTCCAATGCTTTCGCATATTTATCATCAAAATTTTTATCTTCTATAAACGAATTGCCATTCCAACTGCTTCTTGCTACCGCAGAACCATCTGGTAGGATATAGATATAGCATCCAAGATCATCTAAATTTAAAACATCTTTCAGTTTTGCTCCATCAACTCTAATGTATCCGTCAGAAATTCCTAAACTTGAAAACCAATCTTCTTCACTGTACATAAAGCTTGGTGTTATATGTTTCTGTAAAGTAGACAATAAACTACACCAGAATAATCTGCCATTTCTTGGATTGTGTTCACACCACATCCAATTATATGTATTGTCATTTTCATCAACTTTTAATTTTAGTTGGGCTTTATATCTGCCGCCAATCTGATACCAGTCCCATGTAAACGGAAGATGTTCTACTTCCTCATATGGCATATCTTCTTGGTATATTCTCCCAAATTCAACGCCATTATATGGCTGCAAAATTTCTGCAATTTGGTTTTCGGTTGGTAGTTCTTTTGTCAATAAATGTACACAATAATGCAATCTTGTATCTCCTTTTCTTATTTCAAAGTCAAATTTTATTTCTTATATTCAAGTGTCATTTTGTGATGTTCACTAAAACAAATTGTTTGATATCTTAATGTTCCAATCATACTGATGTACGACCCTTCATATGGTTTAGTTACGGTTTGTTCCATGTCAACCCTATTGTGACCTGCATTTGAAAGAAAAGTATTGAGTAAACCATTTCTTTTAGCACACTTGTTGCACAAACACAAATGTTTGATTGTGACATCATCTGGATTTTCTGGAGTATATCTACTTGTGTATTTGTTTGGTTGGGCAAAAGGCAATACGACATCATAATGCTCATTAGGGCATTCAACCCCACAAAAGTCGCAACAGTATTCTTCAATGGTTTTTGTTGTCTTCACATTTTCTCCTTTCTGTGCTATAATAAATTTGCACATAAATCAACTTAGTTAGTTTGGAAACGGTGTAATTTTGTATACGAGATACCACTTCTTAATTGAGGTGGTATCTTTTTTTGTACACAAAACATTTATTTTATGAATCCTGTTTTACTGGAACCCATTCAGTTACAGGAACCATTTTATCTACTCTCTTCACTTCGTATGGCTGATCATAGAATTCATCTCCCTGCATTTCTGTCAGCCCCTTAAACCAATCAATCGCAAAATACTTGTCTCGAATTTTAATAATGCTTGTCATTGGCTTAACCCATCTCAGGTCATCTCCTGAAATCTCATCTACATGTATGTGCCGATAATCATAAATTAATTCTTTAAGCTCGCCTTCCGTTAAATCAATTCCTTCTGTAATTTTGTCGTACATGATTTCTTTGAAATTTTTGCTATAATAGTTTTCGTCATCCCATTTTGTTTTATCTGTAATCATTCTTCTATCTCCTTTTGTCAAATAATTATGATTGATCCATTTCTTTAACTTATCATTTGCATTCATGAGTGCACTCTCTCTACTAGTACATCTGATCTAAATGTACATACTGGACGAATGTTAAAAGACTCCGCACAATAACATTGTTTGACAACACCACATGTATCAACAGCACAAATAGCTGAACAATTTTCTTCTGATACAGCAGTTAATAATACCCATTCAATATGACCTGGAAATTTTGTTGGGTACTCTAAATGCTCCCTGTATAGCCTATATTCGTCTAAAGTTAGTAAAGAAACTTTATCAATACTTATTTCATTCGCCATTGTTCCATCAAGTGCCATTAAATCACGTTCCATATACTGCAACACATCATGATGACAATTATCTTCAATTTCACATCCGATATATTTTAAATCGTGACGAAGACGACTAGGTTCCCATCTGTTACAATATGTGTCGAATGGCTTTGTATCACTCAAAAAATCTTTCATGATGCAAAAACAAGTTTGAGCATATTTAAACTGATTTAATACGATCCATTCATACCCTGCTACCTTAAAGGTATCACCAGCATTTAATGTTTGAAGCTCTACTTTTTCTGATGTACAATCATTTTCTTCCGACTTCATCATGTCTTTATCTTCAATTACTTTTACGACCGCCTTGGCAATGTCATAAATATCTTCTTTATCTAACGTCAAGTTTTCTCTCCTTTACAAATTTTCTATATTGTTTTGTATACTCATAAGAATCTTTAAATATATTACAGATACCGTTATACATTCTTGGCTCAAATTGTTTGACGATATCAAGTTCGTTTTGATAATCTTTACCGAACGGACACCCACAACAGCCTGTCCTTTTTAACCCATATCTGCTATAACAATCCGAGTGACTAATCTTAAAATATGCACAATATTCTGATTTGTCGCTATCCAAATACCAAAAAATTGGTCTATATTGATCACACTGCCCGACTTTTTTATCAAAACAGCTTTTATAGCTTGATGCCCTTACTCCGCCTTCGGCTTTCCGAACACCTATAATACTTAGATCGTATCCATTGTCTTTTATTGCTTTATGAGATACATCTTTCTTAGCATAGTTGCAACACTTCCCAGAAATCTTAAATTGCGGTGGGTTCTGGACTATAAATTCTTTTAAAAATCTGTTATAGTTAATGTTAAAACTACTCAATCTTTTGCCATTATTTAACGTACCGTGTGAATCACACCACCACATAAGAGCAGATTTGCACTTCGGATACTTCTGATATAAATCATCAAATGATTCATCTTCCCATTGGAATCCGTGACTTTGCAATCTATACATCATTTCGCTTACATGCTTGGACATAAATGGTTGCCCATATATCTTGCACGATAACGGAATTGCTTTGATTGCTTTCTGTCGGATGATCTCAATACCATATTTGGTTTCAAGATATTTCAGATGATCTTTAGTTGCTTGATACTCTAAACCAGTATCAAACCACATGTAATCAACCTTGTTATGTATGTCGCATTTCCATATAATGTCTAGCATCACATCACTGTCAGCTCCGCCAGAAATTGAGCATAAAATCTTTTTATAATCAGTTCTGTTTATAATTGACCATGCCCGAATCATGTTGTCACAAATTGTCTTGTTTACAGGGCATGTGTCCAATAATTCATCAATATTCTTAGGTTTCTTAACCAAATGTACTTCCTCACGAAAATTTATTTCGTTTTCCGTGAGGTAAAGCCATACTTGGTGAGTGTCTTTTTACATCACTATCACATTACTTTTTCGATACAATCTAACCAACGATCCGTTGAATCATATCTTCGTGAAAACCTTTATATTCTAAAGGTAATTAGCACAGATGGTTGAAGCCTAACCAATCGGCAGCACAGCGTCTCCGATATATTTCATATCTAAGATTTTGCAATCTTTCATTGGATGATCTGGATTCTCATTGTTATAGTCCCGAACAAACATATCAAGCCAAAAATCAGAATACTCGTTATCATCTTTTGAGTTGAATACCGCATATCTGTATGCATTTTTATAGTTTCCCTTTGCTGTAAAATATGCTAGTTTGATTTGATATACTGGCAATTCTATTCTTGTTTTAATAAAGTTCTTTGGGTGTGTATCACGTAGTTTAGATCGTAATTCTTCATCAAAAATTTCAACCGTATCAATTCCTGTTCTGATACCACATTCATCAAAAAATCGGTTAGGATGCACTGCTTTTCACCACCTTTCCTTGCGTTAAGTTACTTTACAATATAATTTTATGACCACACTGTGGACAGTGAATGAATTCCACATACCCACTACAGTAGCTGTATCCGACAAGTTCAGATTTAATATCGGATTCATCGAATCTTAATTTGGCGCCACATCCATTACACTTCACTTTGCGTTTAGTTCCACCTTTTAAAATCTTAATCATCTTTCTCTACCTCGACTTCGATTGGATGTTTGCACTGTGGGCAGATAATATAGTTTGGTGGGTATACTGGTTTGAGAGTTCTGAAATCAATCGTTCGCTTTGGCTTATCTTTAATATCATTTTTCTCATAACTCAACTCCGCACCACAATTTTCACAGGTACATTGTTTGCGTGTTCCTTTTTCTAAAATTTCAATCATTGGTCTCGCCTTTCCTTCGTATTTGGCATACTCCATCATCAACATTCTCAGTTGTAATTTTTGATATGTAAGTAATTGAATGCCAAAATATTCTTCAATAAAAGCAACTATATCCATAGATACAACTACCTTTCCTTAATTTTCTTCATTTTTCTAAAATTTCCTAAAATCGCATCGACCAAAACCCTTGTAAAATAAGGGTTTTTTGACGGTCAATTTTGCGATAAAATATTTCTTTTATCTAAATTTCTTGTCGTCAAAATCGTAGTAAAACAAACGATTTTTAGCATCATATATTTTGATCTTTTCGCAAAAAGTTGAATATTGCTTTAGTTGGCTTATTTTTTGCCTAAAAACATGCCACAAATGGCTATTTTACGTTACCATATTTTGTAAATTTACTATTAAGATAAAACAACCATTTTATTTACTCTTTTTAGGAACCCATACAACTACATGAATCGTTTTATCATATTCATGTTTCTCAACTTCTTCTGGCTGATCGTAAAATTCATTTTCCTGATATTCTGTTAATCCTTCTTCCCAATAAATACTGAAATATCTTCCACATAAACAAACAATACTCTCCACATCTCTTGTCCACCTACGGTTTTCTCTGTATTTACGTTCAATCTCATAGTCACAAATGAGATCACTAAGCTCACTTTCGCTTAATTCTTCTCCTGAATCAATTTTTTCTAAAAATTCTTTTTCGTATGTATCGTATGTTTTACTCATTTATTTAAACCTCCTTCAGCAATCTGAGTCTTCCTCAACCATATATACTTCGAATCCTAACTCAGTTAAAAATTCTGCAAAATCATTAACATCTAATTTATGGTTTTCTATTTTAGTCCCATTGATTTCAATAGATTGCTAGTCGTCAGATTTAATGATCGTAATTGTATTTTTTTCTTTTGGCATTTTTATTCTCCTTTATATAAAAATTTTGGGCTAAATGGACTTGACTTTCGGTTAAATCTTTTATCATAAAATTCCTGCACAGTTTTACATCCTTCTTGCCTATTTGATGTGAATAACTGACAACATTTGCAGTCACAAATATTAGATTTAGTTAATTCTGAATCAATCTCTTTTTTGGTGTAGTCAATTCCATATTTGTATATCATTGCAGTATTGTTAAAGTCTGTTGTTTTATTTGTTAACGCATCCCCACAACAGCATTTTGATGTACTTAAATAATGCAAATCATTATCTGCAATACTATATGGAATAGAATATTGCTGTAATTTCTCAATTAACGGCTGATATAAATTTAACCTAATTTTTGGCTTCAAATTTAATAGTCCCATTTGTGTGAAGCTAGATTTGTCTAATCCAGTAAGTTTTAATAGGTATTCTTTATGTTCCTTATTTTGTGGAACAATTTTTAAACCTTCGATAGTAAAATGATCTGCGTCATGAAACATATCAATAATATCTGTAGATGAAATTCCTGGAATGAATGGTTGGATTCTAATTCCTACTTTAAATCCATTGTCTTTTAAATTTCGATATAATTTATATCTTTCTAAGATATCTGGAACATTTGGCTCTATTGATTTGTCATTAATTACATTTGTTACAGACATTTGGAAGGTGTGTAAATCTGGATCAACTTCACAACCATACAGTGTTGAAGATTTTGTACTAAATAAAATATGAATATTGTATTGTTTAGTAATATCAATTAACTGTTTTGTAATATGGAATTTCTCTTCCGCTGGCTGGAATGGATCGCTCATACCACCACAATGCCAATCATATCGTTGAGATATTAAAAAATCTAAAAAATTCGTTTTATCCACTTTATTATGAACGAAAATTTTATCTAATCGACGTTCAACGGATTTAACATTACCAATTTGTAAATTTTTATCAAATTCCATTATCTTCCTATAATTAGAAAAACAATATTTACATCCAAAACTACATGTTTTATATGTATCTACTCGAATAGGTAATCCGCATATTGCAAATTTACTACTTACATTCAGCGGATTGAAAGTTTTGTTTTTATTTTCTGTCATTTAAACCTTATATTTACAAGGCAGCGCACTGCGTTTTACCTAGGATTACTTGATAAAACCTTTCTTATGTATTTGTTTTGTATTGTTTTACCTACAAAAATTAAAACGTAGACAAAAACAAAATTTTAAAGTCATCATATGGAAGAAATAAGACATGTCTAATCTATAGATATTTCTCCTCGAATAGTCATCAGAAATGTAACTAGAAATGTTACATTATTATATATTTATTAGTATTACGGCAACTCCTAAAACAAAGAATCCAATTAAGTATGCCAATACTGCTGATTTAAACCAGAAAGAGACATGCTTGTCAATCTCTTTCCCATGCTTGAAGAATAAAATATTACATATAGTTGCTGAAATGACGCACCAGCCAATCAGTATCCATTCAATTATGCTCAGTACCATAATTATTACTTTGAATATACCTCTACACCAACCTTCCTTAATATTTAATCAAAAATAAAAATCCAATTGAAATATACATGAAACTCAAATACCAAGGCTGCTCTTGTGGAAATACACTATACAATGGCTCGATAAATTTGTTTTTTACACTTAATACAATTGCAATGATTAGATACACTGCAAAGCCTACAAGCCCAATTGCTCCAAGCGTCAATGCCAACTTTTCACAAATATTGCAGATCAATGTCATCTGCATGATTTTTCTCCTACTCTTTTAAATCTGTATTTCTGTTCCACATCAGGGTATTTCTCGTGATCAACTTCACTCAGAAACATTTCTACTGGTCTAGCGTAAATATTGAAATCACCATACATTGCCTGATAAATTACCAGTTTCTCATTTGTTTCTGTATGTGTTGCAAGGTCAATTACTCTGTAGAAATGTCCTTTGAAATGTTTGTAAATATCGTCTTTCTTTGGTAAATCTCTGTTATTCATGAATATCTCCTTTCTAAAGTGTCTCCCACCATAGATCGTGTACTTTCTTATAGCCACCTCGACTTGACACATCTAATACTCTGCGAACTTTCTTGTTAGACAGTCTCTTATGAAATCTGTAATCATCCCAATTGCTGATATATAACCTTTTATAATAAGGTTTCTTACGAGGTATTTCATAGAACTCACAATAATACTTGTCTACATATTGCGCAGGTTCAGGATACCCACTGATATTTTTAAGTCTCGCTAACCTTTGATGATAACTCTTCCTACGATTTCTTTTCTTTAGCATTGTCTTACGATTCTGCTGAAATTTTGTAGGAACATATTGCAGAAAGTCCGTATCTTGTGGACAATCTTTTGATTTTGGCATAATTAGCACACTCCTTTCTATAGTGGGATAAAAGTGGAATTTGAATTATTTATAAATTAACTAATTGCACATATAATCAACCACAAAACTATTGCAATACATGTACTTACTGCCATAATTTCCCAACTTGACACCATTAAATAATCTTGAGCATCATTCCATGTAGTAAACAATGTTTTAATATTTCTTTCACGAATAGCCTCGATTACACTAACTACTCCATAAAGTATCATTTCTATTGCAGAAAATAATGCAATAATCACAGATGCTTGACCCAATATCGTCAATATTCTTACTACGATTTCCATAAAACCACCTCATCTTTCTCCAATGATTTTTGCACATCAATCACTCTTTGATTTGTTGATCCTGCCCACGGATATGACATATCTTTCAATTCGTCCACATACTGTCCATCTACGAGAATATCTATATATGGAAAAATTTCTTTTCTACAATAATTTGCTAGAGGATCACTATTCAAATAATGCAAGTCCAAACCAATGTCTTCTGCTTTATTCCCCGTATATACCCAGATTTTTTTACCTGGTATAAATTCTCTAACAAATCTACATATTGCAGAAACACCTTCAATGTTTTCTTTTGTCAAAGGTTCACCACCAAGAATACTCAATCTTGTATACTGTGGATTAGTTAGTGGACGTAACAATTCCAACACGTCCCACGTTGTCATTTCTTTGCCACCATTAAAATCCCATGTTTCTTTGTTAAAACAATTCTTGCAATGGAAATGACATCCTTGAACGAAGAGGGCTACGCCAAGCCCTTCTCCGTTGCTAATGTCCATTTTTCTTATTGAAGCGTATCTCAAAATTATTCCTCCATACTATGATCATCTACATGAACATATCTACTCTTAATCTCTGCTGTACGTCCTTGATTCCAGAACTGGGTGCCGACGTATCCACATGATCGTCTGGCAACATTCATCGTATCCTGATCTCTGTTACCACAATTTGGACATTCCCAGATTAACTTTCCATCAATATCAAGAATGCTAATTTCTCCATCATAGCCACATTTCTGGCAATAATCACTCTTTGTATTTAATTCAGCATACATGATATGATCATAGATAAATTTCATGATCTCAAGAACAATATCAGTATTCTTTGTCAGATCTGCACACTCTACATAACTAATTGCACCGCCTGGACTTAATTCTTGAAACTTGCTTTCAATATCAAGTTTTGTGAAAGGATCAATCTTTTCAAATACTGGGATATGATATGAATTTGTAATGTAATCACGATCCGTAATTCCTTCAATAATACCAAATCTTTTCTTCAAACATTTTGCAAATTTATATGTAGTTGATTCAATTGGAGAACCATACACACTGTATGCTAATCCTTCAGAATCTTTCCATTCATTACACTTATCATTTAATCTCTGCATAACTTTTAAACCAAATTCCTGTTGAATAGAATGAGATTCGCCAGTCATGTATTTTACACATTCATATAATCCTGCATACCCAAGAGAAATCGTTGCATAACCATTTTCTAATAGCTTGTCAATTTTTTCTCCTTTCTTAAGTCTTGCAAAGCATCCATGCTGCCACAAAATAGGTGCAACATCAGAAGATGTCCCTTTTAATCTTTTGTACCTACATTTTAATGCCTTGTGACATAACTCTAATCTTTCATCTAAAATTCTCCAAAACGCTTCCTTGTCTTTACCAGAAGATAAGGCTACATCTGGAAGATTGATTGTTACAACCCCCATATTGCATCTTCCGTAATATTTTGGATTTCCATTTTCATCCAAATAAGGAGTCAAAAACGATCTACACCCCATACAAGGAAAACAGTTTCCATTTCCATTCGCATCAATCTTATTCTTTTTCATAATCTTTTCAGAAATGTAATCTGGAACCATTCTTTTAGCAGTACATTCTGCTGCTAATTTTGTTAAATACCAATACTCAGAATCCTCACAAATATTATCTTCTTCTAATACATACAGTAATTTAGGGAATGCAGGTGTAATATAAACACCAACTTCATTCTTTAATCCTTTAATTCTCTGTCGCAAAAATTCCTCAATTAGTAATGCTAATTCTTCTTTATACTCTGTTGTTTCATTCAAGTACATACAAACACTGAGAAATGGAGCTTGCACTGCTCCGAGTTAGACTATATCTTTACCCTCGTTATACGTTAGGTGAGAATATATAATTCTCAAAAGTAACTATATTACTTTGTAGATGGCACTTCCCTACAATGAATTTCACATTATAGGTAAAGATTTCATAGGCATATATTACTACTTAGCCTGTATATCTTAGTCGTTTGACCTTTATAAAAATTTCTCTTTATCCTTGGCACTGGATTGCTCTTATCCGTCCCAATGCTTGTAAATTATATATAGTATGATCAACTCTTTTGCTCGAAAGCACCGATAAGAGTTCCCCAGTTAGCATAACTTTTATCACCATTTCCTGTGATCCTAACCGTAAGTCATACACCCTAGATTTCTAGGTTCACCATCTGTTCACTAACATGTTTCTATGTTAGGCAGCCATTTGACCGTTTGTGTTGGTCATACTATTTACTTGATAGTTGAATGTCTGAACACTATCTTCGATTTCTTTCTTTAAATCTTCTTTAGCATATTTTTCAACTAAATCTTCTGTAAAACCACGTCTTCTATATTTTTCTACATAAATGTTATAACTGTCTCTGACAAATGGAGCTAAATGCGTCAATGTAATTGTTGCACCGCCATAAGTAGAAGACGTTACTGCTGTAATAATCTGTGTTGCGATTGTTGCAGCTGTAATTAATCTATGAGGTTTTTCAATCATGACCTCATTTACAACTGTCCCATTCTGCAACATATCTTCAAGATTAATTAACTCACAATTCGTAAGTGCTTTCTGTCCAAAATAATCCATGTCATGAAAATGTAAGATACCTGTATCATGAGCCTGTACGATTTCTGGTGGGAGTAAATATCTGCGAGTCATATCTTTGCATACAATACCTGCCATATAATCTCTCTGTGTTGTTACAAGTTTTTCATTTTTATTAGAATTTTCAGTATTCCAATATTCGCTGTCTCCACTAAGAAGATCTGAAATTTCTGCATCAATAGTATTTTCATTCTCTCTCTGAAACTCTCGAACACTGCGATAGCCTTCATAAGCTTTAGCAGTTAATTCCTGCCCTTTCTCAACAAGTTTTTTGAATACCATTGCTTCAATTGCAGAAATGTCAATTTCTTCTGGTAATTTACTGCAATCATTTTCGATTTCCCTTGCAATCTGTTTTGCAATATCTTCCTTAATTAATCCAGATCCATTCTTCATTGCTTTCATAATTGCTGTGTAAATTTTGGTCTTGTCGAAATCTACAACAGTACAATCTCTTTTAATTACTTTCAATAAAAGACCTCCAATAAATTATGTAATAATATCATCATCTATATGTAACGCACCCGTCTCCTGCTTTCTTACAGTTCAACGTATATCGTGCATCGTTACCATCACCATCAATCTTTTCGGTTGATACGCTTTCAATTATCATGGTTTTACCTGTTTCTACATCTTTCACAAGTACCTCTTTTTCTATATGTAGTTTAGAAACTAAATTTCTAAGCTGATTAATCGTTCTGATCAACTTCCTTTGTTGTCGCTCCTTCCGTGTCTCTAATCTGTCTTTTGAATCTTTCTAGCTCAGCCATAATATTCAGACAAGTCATAGACAAACTTCCTTCATTATTAATAACTGCATCACATAAATCATAAGCTTCTTCAAAAGCAGATTCGTCTTTTTTCATTCTTTCATCAATTGCATCACTTGTATCTCCACGATCTTTCATTCTCTGAATACGTGTAGAACTTGGTGTATCAATACATAATGCCAAGATATGTTTCTTATGATAATTTTCTTTTAACTGTTTTAATCCTGGAACATCAACTACATATACATCCGCATCATCACACTGACTCTCTGTAGCACAATACCAATTGCCAGTATAATGATTCTCTGCAACCTTGCCTGTGATTCTTGAATACTGAGCTAGGTTTACATATGTATGATCATCAAGTTTATCTGCTCTCTTCTCTCTGGTAGTGTATGATCGTAGATATTTCAGACCGTAAATGTCTTCCAGATACTTCGCTGAGACACTTTTGCCTGCTCCAGATCGTCCAACCAGAGCGATTAAAACATTACTTTTATCTCCTGCCATCTCTATAAGTCCTTTTCTAATTTCTTGATTCTTCTGTTGATTTTTGTTACGATTTTGCCGTTATCTTTGCCTCTAGCGATTAAGACGGCTTTTCTATCCTTTAATAAATTTAACTGCTCTAATTTTGTCATATACTCATTTTCTCCTTAGGCTATATTTTAGTTTTCAGTTGCTGCTTCTGTCGATTCCTCTACAACCTCGGCAGAATCATCATCTACACATTCAATATCTTCTTCTTTTACTTTTGTTGCAGGATCAAGTCTTTCATAATCCTCTTCTGTGGCTGGCTCTGTTTTAACAGTTCCACATTTTTCGCAATAAGTTGTCCAATGATATCCATTTTCTTCATCGTATGCAATTGTTTTTTCTGCCCACACATGGTCACAGGTTTCATCTGCGTCATCTGGGTATTCTGGTTCTGTATAATCTGCATCGTCTGTATCGTCTGCGGTAGAATTTTCAGTATTTTTTTCTTCTTCTGTTGTTGCCGATACATCGTTTATTGTATCTTTAGAATCTTCTTTGACGGCATTTTTCTTATTATTTTTCTGCTCTGTTGTGTTCTTTGTAGTTTCTGTAGTTGACTTACCTTCTGTTGTTGCAGAAACCTGTTTATCAGTGTTATTATTTAGTGTATCTGCATAAATAGTATATGCTGAAACGCATCCTACTGCTGTTAACATTAATGCTCCAGCGATTAATAATTTTTTAATTCTCATAACATATTCTCCTTTTAATCTATCAATCCATAAACGATGCCATTATATAGATGGCGATTGCCATTAATACAATTGCAACAATTACTACTACACCGATTGGTATTACAATACTTGTTATCATCCAAAGTACAAATGCAAATACTCCGACAGATATGAATATTGCAAGAAACCAGATAATAATTAATGCAATCGACAACAAGAAAAATTTTAAGATTTTCTTTATGATATTGAATCACCTACCTTATGGCATTTCATTGTAAATTTTGCTAACATCATCTAATAATTTTTTTGGCAAATATCTTTCTAAGATTTCATTTGAATTATCAAATGTCTTCTTGTAGAAATCTTCTGCAATACCACCACCAATAGCAGCAATCGTATCTGTGTCACATGGCAAAGATAATACATTTCTTAAGAATGATTCATAATCTTCACTCTCTAAGAAACATCTGATTGCCACAGGCACACTATCTTGAACTGTCGCAGACCAAACATAATTCTTTCTATAATCTTCAAGTGGTCGATCAACACCATATGTATACTGGTTAGATGGATAATTTTTGAGCGCATATTGATAAATTTCTTCTTTTGATCTACCCCAACGAGCCATAAAAGAACAACCTGCCACAACCGATGCTCCTTTGTAAGATTCTGAGTGGTGATGTGTTTTCTCACATGTCCATTCGGCTAAATCTATGTAATAATTCAGTACATCTGGACGATTAGCAAAACCATTAAAATACATCGTAATTGGCGAAATTCTCATGGCACATCCATTACCAAAGCTTTCATTAACACGACTACCATCATCGTGTAACCAGTCTTCGAACATTGCGCCATATCCCGTACCAGGATATTTCTTGCCATATTCTAAGTAGAACTCCCAAGGCTCTTTGATATGTTTGTGTTCATCGTCATCATCCAACAGCCACATTCCTGTTGCAATACTGAGAACTGTATCATCTGTAAATTTACATTTATCTGTAAACAATTCACAGTTCTTCCAATCTAAATCGTGAGGTCTGCGGAACTCATATTGAGAACCGCAAATATCTCCTAGAATCGCTCCAATTAAAGCCATTTAATCACCTCTTTCTAGTTAAACATCCATTCTACGATTGTAAGAATAACTGCAATGATCCATTTTGTCTTCACTGGAACAATTAGCGGATTTGCCAAAATAAAATGTAATAACCAAATAATTAAATTTACGATTGCAAAGTTGATAACAACCGAAATAACCAATCCTAATATAAATGCTAAAATTGCAACCAGACATCCATTGTCGTTTGTCAATTCCATCAGTAACTTCTTCATCTGTTTCCCTTTCATCAAAGATTAATTTTATCTATTCTACGATCATCCAGTCTTCAGCCAACATATCTGTCTGACTTGCGAGCCAAGGAACTACATTCCCCTGTGCTGTTTTCATTGCAATATAAGCACCATATTCGACTAATCCGTCTTTATTTACAATGCTTTTAGCAATATCTGTGCATGGCGCATAAGCTCCTGCTGGAACATAATATAAAAACATACCTTTCCCATTCTAACCTTTTCTTGCTACTTTTCTTTTATCTTTCATCGCATCAATTGCTGTTCCAAAATCCATAGTAAATTCTCCTTTACTCTTTTTTATATGTGTATTTTACATAAGTCCCTTTGTGGTTTACACTCACAACATCTTTTGACTTCCTCTGTTCTTCTTTTCTTCTAAATTTTTCTAAAAGATAATCCACTTTGCCATTGCATATTTCGGCATCAGCGCCATTGCAAAAATAGTAAATATCGCACTCTGTACATTTCGTCGTTATAAACTCAAACGCCTGTTGTCGATTGAAATTTGTAACGTCAATAAGTTTACCTATCATGCCACGGCACCTTATTTACTCTCTGTAACTTTAAATGGAACAATTGATTCTGGAATATAATTAACTTCATATTTATATTTGTTAACTTTAGCCCCACCTAAATCTTCGATCACATACATACTATCTCGGTTCATGTGAATGATATGTTTCTTATATGAACCATTTGCCGTTTCAACAATAAGTTTTACCTTCTTGCTACCTTCATCTTCTAAGGAAAATGCTCCGACAATTTCAAACTCTACTTTGTCTGTCCTTGTATTAATTACAGCAAATCGTCTCAAGACGTTAAAATTGTCTGCTTCTTTAGATACATTAGTAGATACTTTATCTGCCTCTGTGCATCCTGTCACGATACCACCAATACTGAGACATCCAATTGCAGCAATAATCGCCATTCGTTTTTTAATGTTTAATTTCATATATTCAATTTTCTCCTTTTAAAACTTAGGTCATTTAATTTCTTTTTGTTTTGACCAATCAATTTCTGAAGGTTCTACACCTGTCTGCTGTTTGTAGAATTCATAATCTTCTGTCCAAAACTCTGCATCTTCATCTTTAACGAAGTAACTCTCGTCAAAAACTAGATCCATCTCGTCTGGAGTAGCAAGATATTTTACTTTACAACATCTACCATATTTGTATGTTTCTCCGTTATAGCAAATTGAACACGGCTCCCAGATGCGATATTCTACATAATTGTCTTTTACAACAAACCTTTCGATTTTGCTTTCTGGGATTCCCTGTCTAACAAAACATTCGTAAATGGTTAGTTTATTCACTCGTATCTCCCTTCAGAATCTTGATTAATCCATCTTCATCAATGATCGGAATGCCTAACTGCTGTGCTTTTTTATTTTTACTGCTTGTAGAATTCACATCATTGTTTACAAGATAATTCGTATTTTTTGATACAGATCCTGCGACTTTGCCACCTCTGGACTCAATTTCATCCTTGATAGCATTACGATTGGTAAACTTGTTTACCTTACCTGTTACAACAAAAGTCATTCCTGTGAGATCAACCATTGATTCTTTTTTGCTTTCTGGCATCTCAAACTCAAGTTCTTCGGCTAATTTCTCTACCATCTCAAGATTTTCTTTAAAATACCCATCCATTGATAACGAAGTATAGAAACCAATGCCATCAATACGACCAAAGTATTTTCTTTTTTTGATTCTTTCGATAAACACATTGTATGGATTTTTGTTATTTGATAGAGAAATCTTATCAATAAACTTGCAAATATCCTTTGCTATTGACTTACCAATAAGCTCGATACCGAGTGCTGTTACGAAATTAACCAGTTTACACTTACGACTTTTCTCGATGCTATTTAATAAGGAAGAAACACTCTTCATTCCAAATCCATCAAGATTCTCCATCTCAGATTTATGTTCTGCTAAATTATAAATATCTGGATAATCTTTTAGCCATCCAAGATCAATAAATCTCTTCAATGTTGCCTCAGATAACCCTTGAATATTCATTGCATCTCTGGAAACAAAGTTCACAAACTTGCTAAGTAGTTTTGCTTTACAATCAGGATTCATACATTTCAGAACTTTACTACCGTTCTCATTGATGATTCTTGCTTCGCCACCACAGGTTGGGCAAGTATCTGGAATCTTGAATGTATTACTTCTTGTCAGATTATCGTGTACTTTTGGGATAACCATGTTGCTACGATAAACCTGAATCGTATCACCTACGCCAAGTTCCAATCCTTCAATATAACTTATATTATGTAGTGTAGCTCTTGTGGTTTCTGCGCCATCAAGATCAACTGGATCAAATACCGCAACTGGATTAATCAGTCCTGTGCGAGATGTATTCCATTCAATATCTCTGATTGTGGTTTCATAGAGATCATCAGCCCATTTGAGAGCCATCATATTGAGTCCGTGGTGTGAAGTTGTTCCGAGAGATTTGCCATACTGATAATCGTTATAGGTGAAAATCAAACCATCAACAGGATATTCATATGTCTCTGGATCAAACTTTTCAATATATTCTTCAACATTATCTCGATCAACAATCTGATGCTCAACTACGTCAAACCCCTGTACTGCCAGATACTCAAAGCTATCAGCAATGCTCGGCATTTCTTCATCAGATACGCCATCAATCTTAACAAGTTCAAATGCTTTGTAAGCAAGCTTTCTTTCCTTTGCTACATTTGCATCTAACTGTCTGATTGTACCTGCTGCCAGATTTCTTGCATTTTTATATTTACCATGCAGCACTTCATTGATTTTCTGGAAGTCTTCGTAACTGATAACTGATTCACCACGAACTTCTAGTCCACGTTTTTCAGGGATCTCAAGAGGTAGATTGAAGATCATACGAGCTGTATGAGTAACATCTTCGCCAATTTCACCATTTCCCCTTGTAATTGCTTGTTTTAAGCATCCATTTTCGTAACGAACAACCACCGTCAAACCATCTTCCTTCCACGATAAAACACCAATTTTATCCGCAAGAAATTTTTTGACCTCATTGACATCCTTCGTCTTCTGAGCTGATAACATTGGGCGTGTATGCTTTACTTTAGCCAGAGAATCAATTATAAATCCTTGAACGTGGTGGATGGGCGAATTATTCAAAACAACGCCAGAATCTCTCTCAAGTCGTTCTAAAGCAGTGCATAAATCGTCAAATTCTTTATCTGAAATGATCGGATTATCCTCTGCGTAGTACGCATATGAAGCATCATTGATTCTGTCGATCAAGACATTCATTTCTTTCACATATTCAGTTTTCATAATTTTTGGATTTTCCTTTTCTTGTTTATATTGTTTAGTTAATTATTTTAATTTGTGTTTCTATGTCTTTCAGTAACTGCCAATTACTTCACTACATATATTTTTCTGTGCTGTTGCACATTGATTGTTTCGGAATGTGTTGATTTGAACACGTCTACATGCATTCCTTTTACTTTGCCTCCACAATCTTCTGCCACAAAGATTGTATCACCGTATCCCTCAATCTTAACTCTTGTTCCATAAGGGATAATGTTTTTATCAACCGCAATCGTATGATACGGTCGAGCAAATCTATGCCCTGCATGATTCCAAGCAATCTTAGATCCATATCCTTCAGAACATTCATAACATGGACAATATGCCGTGATCAAAAATGTTCCAAGTGAACTCTTTTCAAGTTCTTGCTTTCGCTTCAACCGTTGTCGTTTAATTCGCAATCGTTTCTTTCGAAGTTTTTCTAATCGAATCTGCCTTGCTTTCTCCTCATCAGCTTGCTTACATTTCTGATAATGCTCATGAACGTCTCTTAATTCAACGCTTTGACTGATTGGATTGTTTGAAATCACATTGCCTTGCTTATTTTCCGCAACAGTTGTCTCTGTTGATAAGGTTGAAGTCTCCACCGAGGGTCGCTCCTCTGCTTTAACTGTGTGAGTCATAAAGCCTGAACACATTGCTAAAAAACTAAACGAAATAACTTTCATTAAAAATCTTTTTCTCATTTTTGCATCTCCTTTCATTAACATATTGGTATCTTATCATACTTCTTGCACCCTGTCAATAGGTGCAAAGAATAAAGTTAATTTTTTAAGCTTAACCAGGTGCGCCTCTTATTATGATTTGTTACGATACATCTCTTAAACGCTTCTGGCTCTGCAAGGAGCGCAAATCTTTTCTTAGCTCGTGTTAACATCGTATATAGCATACAGTTATCAAGCAATTTGTAATGTGTGTTGTCAATGATACCAATTACAGTTTGAGCAGCCGATCCTTGAAGCTTATGCGTTGTTAATGCATATGCCAATTGAAGTTGTCCTAACTGAGCAAAAGAATATTCGATCATCTTCTTATCCATGTCTGGATTCATCATGGCGTGAACAACTTTCTTATCATAATCAATGCCAGTAATGTATCCAATATCTCCATTAAATGTGTTTCTTTCATAGTCATTACTGGTTTGAAGCACTTTATCTCCCACATAAAACTTCTTTGTTTTGCCATATGTAACAAACCTTGCATTGGATTTATTTTTATACAATTCTTTCTGAATTGCTACATTAAGTTCTTCTGTAGAGTTTATGCAACCTGACTTACGAGGAGAGATTACAACCACATTATCCATACCGTCTTGTTTAACACACGTCATGAACTGCTTTACAACCAAATTAAAAATATTCTCACGATTATTTCTGAAAATGTAAAACATATCATGTAGCTCTCCATGAACTTGTTTAGCACTAAAATCCTCAATTGGAGAAATTGCTCTACGCACTTTTCTAGCATCACTAAGAATACCAGACTTTTCTGCTTGTCTCATTGGCTTCGTTAATTGCACTGAATCTAACTCATCCATTTTGAGTAGATCAGAGAAAATGTTACCATATCCAATTGGTGGTAACTGCATATGATCTCCGCTAATAATAATCTTTGTACCTGGACGAATTGCCAAAAGTAATTGATAGAACAACCCTGCATTAACCATACTTGCTTCGTCTAAAAGAACTACATCAATTGGTAATGGATTGTTAGCATCGTGCATAAACGAGTCTACGCCTTGTGCTTCAAGTAATCGATGAATAGTTCTCGCTTCTAATCCTGTTGCTTCTTGGATTCTCTGTGCTGCTTTCGCAGATAATGCACATGCAGCAATGCTGTAATTTCTTTTCTTATAACATCTGATGATCGGCTTTAATAAAGTAGTTTTACCAGTTCCAGCTTCACCACTGATCAAGACAACATTTGTTTGTAATGCAGTATAGATACCTTTGTTTTGTTCTTCACTAAAAGTAAATCCTTCTTCTTTTTCAACTTCAGCAATAACTTGTCCAATTTCGTTTACAGTGATTATCTCTTTCTTCTTGGTAGAATTAGTATCTCTGCGTTCTTGCAACAATGCCATTATATTCATTTCTGTGTCATGGTACTTTTTCAAACCAATTAGTTCGCCACTAACATAGATGTCTGGAGGAAAATCATTTTCAACATAATCGTCAAATATATGCAGACACTCTCCAACTGTTGTACTAACTTCTGATCGCAATGTGGCAATCGCCATATATGTATGTCCGTCACTTTCGCCAAGATTCGTTAAATAATACGTCATAAAATAATCAAGTCGATACTTAGAATCTCTCAACTCTGGACGGATCTTTAAAGCAATATCATCAACTTTCTTAAATCCAAGACCTCTGATCTTAGTTAAAATGTAAGGATTTGTGTTGATTTTATACTTTAACTTTTCTGGATCTGGCTCAGCTTCTACCAATTTCTTAATCATATTAAAAGTAATGCCATGAGGCTGTAGCATAACTACAACCTCGGAAATCACATAATTATTAATGATCTTCTCTCTGAGCTTCGCCCATGTCTTATTGCCAAGTCCTTTAATCATAGATGTATCAATCGTCTTGCATTTGCCTGCCATAACATCTTCAATGATATTTGGATATTCAGCAAGTAAACCTTCAGCAATTGATTCTTTCGCTTGTGTTTTTAAGAACATTAGCTGATCAGTCTGTGTTTTTGGAACATCTGCAACAACCGAAATCGGTTTATATTGATATTCATGATATTTTTGAGAATAAATACATGTCGCTTTTACATTATACTTTGTCCCAATATATAACTGTTGAACTTCTCCAACAAGTTTACTTGCAACATATTCTTTATCTCCTGAGTCATCAAATTTATTATCATTGTATGGACTGAATTGTGGTATCTGGTCTTTTGTACAAAACGCATAGATACCAAACATTGATTCTTCATTATAAAATATCTGATATGTAGGAATCATTTCAAACTCGCATACCTTTCCGCATGTCTGACTCTCCATTGTTTAGGCAGCACCTCATTTCCCTTTTAAATAATTTTTAAAGTAATACTCAAAATATAATCTAATAAACAGCCCAGAATATTTATTATCTGGCATGAAGAATATCGGCACATTGTATTTAAACCAAAAGCTGTGCAATGATCCAATGAATGATTTCTTGTTATACTGCGTGTTGTAATTGCCATCTGCAATATCTGAGTAATTGGCGTTTTCAAGCAGAATAACTTTTGTCTCTGGTGCAAGACTTAACTCTTTTTCAAATCTGGCACGATCTTTTGATAAATTGCCACTGATTTCTTCAAGACTTCCTTTTCGCTCAACACATACTTTGCTGTCAAAATACATATCTCTCTGAATACCAAGCTTCTCATTTGCAGGAATCATGAAGCTGTAGTCCCCATAATTCAATGCTTTCTTTTTATGATTTACGCTTTTTCTATCGAAGTAACCTATGATATGATCAGCCTTTTGCTCCCTTGTGTCGACAAGGATTGTCATCGAGCTGACGAGTTCTTTGATTTCCTTGTCGGTATATTTGTAAAATTGAATTATACTAATTCCTCCTTTGCGTCATTTTTAATAGTGAAATTCTTAAGCCAAAACTCAAATTTATCTGGTACATCTTTGTAGATTTTCTTTCCTGTTTTTGTATTGATCTCCCCAGTTGGTTCTTTTTTATGTTTCTTCTCAACTGATTTCAGATATAGAATATCTCCTTCATCGAATGGGTTCTTCTTATATTGGTTTGTCCACATTTTTACTTTCTGTGTTTTTCCAGAGTAAATTTCATATAACTGAATGTTAACGATGGATTTTTTAACATCAAGATCTGAAACATAATATAATCGTTTATTAACTTTTACGTTAGCATAGCTTACAATTCCGAGAACATTTCTCTGATTGTCTAATTTTTCTTTCAAAGACAATTCTCTGTATGGAATATTTTTTATAGATTCAATAAGTAATTGTTCTGAATCTAATTGATTATAAAGTGTTTTTGTCTCATGACCATACTTCAAAAGTAAATCAGAAGAAATGTGATATTCTATCGCCTTTTCTTTGGACAATTGCTTTTTCCCATTTAATAATTCATAATATTTAACTGTTTCTAATAAGGTATTCGCATCTCCGAACTCTACAAAATAATTAATTTTAATTAATTTGTCTATCACTGTTTTATTGAGATGATTCTGCTTTAATACATTGATTACTTCTATGAATGAGCTGTATTTAGCCTGTCCTAAATCATATAGTGAATTGGCGACACCTTCTCCAAATCCTTTAATGCTTGATAAATTGGGATATATAATTTTATGTTCTTCATCAATCGTGACTTTTCTATTGTCTGCTCCAAACCGATAATCTCCCAATTTATATCCCCAAAATTTAATGGCTTCTTTTACTAGAGCATCAATTTTATCTTTCTTATTTTTTTCTTGGTAATGATTAATTGCTACTTCATAGAACATTTTCGTATAATGAGCTTTAAACCATGCCTGATAGGCAGAATCCTCAGCCATCGACCAAGCATGCGGAGAGTTGAAGGCGTACGAAGCTGATGAGTCTATAACTTCCCATATATTATTGAAATTATTAAGTTCTCCAATTTCAATTTGCCAACCATCTTTTAATCTTTCTTTCAGTTCTTTTAACTTTTCAGGATGAGCTTTATATTTTTTTTTCGAGATATTTTTAATAACTCCATACGTTTCGCCCATCTTCAATTGCAGGAAAGATAATACCTTCATAATTGACTCTTGATAAATCATAAAATGTGCTGTATCTTGTAACAACTCATCAATTTTCTTTTCGCCTGTTGAATATGGTTCACGATTTAAAAAAGTATTTAATAAAGATGCAAATCCTGGTCTAATTGCAGCAATGAAACTACTTAATTCTGCTAAATTTTGTGGCTTATATTTCTTTGCTCTATTTGTTGTCGCTTCTTTTTCACATTGGTTAACACAACAAGTAATTCCTTTTGCATAAATATCCCATGTTTTATGATCTCCTTCTATCATCTCTCTCAGTTCTTCAGATGTAGGAACCTCCATTCCTATACTGTGAAAAAATTTATATGTAAGATAAACACTATCTACAATAAGAAAATCTTCTTTTACATATCCAAATTCATCAAGATAGCCACCTTCAATGGCGGCACAAATTGTTCTTTTCCCAGTCGTTTCTGAAACAGCACTAATTAATCCTACTTCTCTACGAATATCTCCGTCGAATATAAAATGCCCACAAGCATGTACTTTTAGATTGATAGTAATTCCTTGATATTCGTTGCTTTGTTTAAATAAATCAACGTATTCTTCTGGAATATAATCTTCAACATGAATAAAATCTTTATCTTCTTCATCAGCATATTTTAATGCTTTATTATAGTCATCAAGATATTTTGAAATTCTGTTTGCATCTTCTGGACTAACATCGTTAGCTCCAGCATATAATTGCCATGCTGCTTTCTCTTTTAACTTTTCTATAGCCATTAACGGATAACATCCATGCTCTCCAAGAAGTTTTTTTGCAGCTTTCACAAATGGTTCCTGAGTAGCTACATTTAGGTCAATCCTTGATACCCTCGGTTTCCCGATATTTTAATAGGGGAGTAGACTATACCATAATCGTCGATATTATCTCGGATTCCCATTGGTAGTCGTTGCGAGCTTCCCATATTGTATATTTAAACAACTTAGGGCTATCTCTCAGGATTATCCAATCCTTGCCGCTGTTACCATATCATTGCAGTTAACAATGCCACATTTTGATTTCTCTAATGCTTGGTGGACAAGGTTTTAGGACTTCCCCTGATATTCTGGGTTTTCTATATATATCACTACATATAGCGACTATTATAACAGTACATATTCTACGTTATTTACATTGAACTTTTCTTGTTTAAGAAATTGTTTTAGTTCTCGTTGAGTGCAATTTAGTAGTGGATACAATTTTTTCATCATATCTTTCAACAAATAAAATCTTTTATTAGTCATATCTGCATAGATTTTTCGTCCGACATTACATTCGCACAAATACTCGAATTGATTGTTTAATAAATATTCATACATTTCTTTTGTATATAAAACAAAATGATAACCATAAGCTAAATTTTGTTTATTTAATAAGCACCTTGATATTGATGATGTATTTTTAATATGTAATTCTTTTGCAGCATCCTTTTGTGTCTTATATATTTTTAGAGTTTCAACACATATTACAGACTTGGCATTTGGGTTATTTTCATTTAAATTTTTCCCAATCTTTTTTTGAGATAAATTTCTTTTCATTTCTTCAGTCCATTTATGCCCATAATTTGGGTTATTCGTCCCCATAACCATTCTTCGCATTTTTTCTCTATATTCATCTGTAGGATTTGGGATATAACATCCAGATCCACCACCATTCATATTGTAGCCATTTTTATATGTGTTTAATTTTTTAATCCAACTCTTCTCTTTCTCATCAAGATCTTCTCTTTTACACTCTTCTAAAATATAATGTTTAAAACTTTCTTCACCATATTTATTAAAACTACGTTGCAAATAACAATTTGCATGATCGTTTCTTCTTAAACTATTTAGATGATGTTTCCATCGATCATTTATATCTACACTTTGTCCAACATATTTTTTATGATTTACAATATTTTCAATACAGTAAATACCTGTAATAAAAATTCCTCCTTTACTGGTTTATATGCACTATTGTTTTAATCGGGCATCTGACCTGCTAAAACACGGTCTTTTGTTAAAAAGCGTTCTGGATAAATAGGAATATCTGCATTGAATCTATCTACCGTTGTTAATCCTAGCAACTTATTTGTAATGAATGATGCAGCGCTACCTCTTGACGTAGTAGTTAATATTCCACCTTCGCAATTTACTGCATCATCTACAATTGCTTTACTTGTTAAAAAGTAATCTACAACTCCTGAATCCATGACTTGTTTTGCTTCATACCTAATTCCATCTGCTTTTTCTTTTGATTTTTCTTTTTCTTTAGCATAGGCTTTGTTTAATATTTTCTTATAAATAGCACATTTACCTTCATATGTTTTATCTTTATGAACGCTTGGAATTTTAAATTTTCTGTCAAAAACAATTTCTTCGCATTCTGACATGAACACATTTGTGTTCATAATAGCAGTTAAGACTTCTTCCTCAGAAAGAACTCCTTGCTCTTGAAATCGCTCTATAACCGTTGTTGTGTCTGGATAATCCATATACCATCCAAATTCTTCTGGATATTCAATATGCTTGTACTTTAAAATCTGATCCCTTTTTACTGCCGTCTTATCATCAATGTAATGACTATCAAGCCCACAAATGATCTGAATATTGTGTTCTTTTGCAAGTTTTAAGATTTTTCTGTTAAGTCTTTTTTGTGGATCAGTATTATGAGCCTGCACTTCTAAAAAGAAATTATCGCCAAAATAGTCATGTATTTTTAACCAAATGTCCTCTGCATCTTTATAATGCCAACCAGATAAGCAAGCCGATGTAACAATTACATTCTCTTTTGGAATATTAAAAAGTAATTCTAAGTCAATTCTTGGTTTGTAATAATATCCATCAATATTTGCCATAGAAAGGGCGAAGTTAATATCTTCTCTCCCTTCAGCATTTTTCGCAAGTATCATCATATGACAGTTTGCTTTGTCTTTTTCTTTTCTATCTTTCACCCAGTAGGCTTCAGCAGAATGAATATATTTCAAATGCTCCTTTTCAGCCACTTTATATACTTCAAACTGGTTTCCTTGTGACCCATGCTCCCCTGAATAAAGACATTTTGCACCAAATTCATGAATACGTTTTGCATAATTTTCAATTGATTCTGCACAATCTGGAGTTGATGTATTACTAAAATCTTTATGACAATGGTAGTTTTCAAGATATAGATTTCTTCCATAATCTTCAACAGAATATGGAAATTTAAATTTTAATGTTGGGATAATTTTTGCAATTAAATCTTCATACATAATCATCCCACCTCTTCAAGTGAATCACACACTGCTTTCAGCACAAACTTTCTGCCAAAGAACCCACAATCAAGAGTAGTTACAGCACAAAACTCATCATTCATCATAGAATGGTCTTCCATATCCTCAAACGATCCATCATAGTTCCATTTAATGATCCACAATTTATCATTGTTACATGGTTTCAGGACAAGATGTTTATAATTGCTCATCTGACCAATGTCATAGTCGTCAATCTCTTCAATATAAACTCTTACAGGTTTAAATCCTTGTCCAGAAATACGATCAATTTTCTTAATCATGTCAACCATTTTTCTTGTGATGTCTGAAATATCAAGCATAATATCGACATCAACTGTTGTATCTTCTGGCTTATCTGGAAGAGTTTCTTCTATATAAGAGGTGAACTCAGCAAAGTTCTTTCTAGGAATTTCAATACCACTGGCAAGTTCATGTCCATTTGCTTCAGCCAACTGACTGTTATTACACATCTGTCGGAAGTCTTTTACACCAACTGCTCGCATAGATCCTGCATATGTATCTTCATTTTTCTTTAGCACAAGAATCGGCTTCTGGTATTTTTCAAGCAATTTGTTTCCAATTAACCCAGAAATACCATAATCAGTGTCGATAAAAGTTGTGATCATCTTTTTATCACTCTGAGCTTCACACTGTTCCGCAATCATTGGCATCAGCTGTGCGACCTCTGCATTTTGGTCTTCTTTGCATTGCTTTAACTGTTTAATATATCCTCGTAACTTTTTATTGTCATCTTCAAGGAAAGCATTTAGAGCAATTTCATTCTGATCCATTCTGTTTGCAGCATTAACCAACGGTGCAATACTAAAAGCAACTGCTGTGCTGTTGAATTCAAATCCACCAATAATCTTCTTAATCGCAGGATTTCTAATTTCTTTCAAAGCTTCGGATACAATGTAACGATTCTCCATTACTCTCATATCCATCATATCTGCAATCAGCCCAACGCCTGCTAGATCGACCAAATCATCTGCATAATCTGTACCATTCTGCTCATCAATATACTTGCAAAACTTCCAAACAACACCTGCGCCAGATAGCTGTGGATTTTCATATTCTCTCTGAGAAGAAACTAATGTGCAATAGTTGTCATAAGGAACATCTGGATCGATGGCATGGTGGTCTAACACAATCACATCAACTCCTGTTTCTTTTAAATCCTTATACTGAGTCTCGTCTTTATCTAAACTATCAACGACAATCAGTAAATCATACCCATAAAACTTAGCAATGTCCTGATTTACTAATCCATGCTGTTTGCCTCGGTTAATGTATACATCTACTGGATTTTCTGTCATGTTTTTTAAATATCGTGTCATAATGGCACCAGATGTGATGCCGTCAGTATCTGTGTCAAAATGTACTGCAATACGTTTATCTTTGTATACTGCATCTACCAGAAGCTTATATGCTTTATCAATATTTTTTAAGTCATCAAGAGGAAGTAAATCATCTTCCGTAGGATTTAGAAAATGCTCTGGATCGTCAATACCACGCTCCTGCATGATAATTTCAAATACCTCATCTTCAAAAAGTCCTCTGCAATCGTTCAAAATGTTATATTTCTTCTTCGACGTCTTCATCCCCTATCATTTTTATTTCGTTTTCTAATATGTAATTTAACTTTTCTTTTCCCATATCGGACGGTGATGCCTTATTGGAATACTCACTTAATTTAAAGTCCCAGTATCCTAACTCAATCTCAGCAAATCTTGAATATCCTTTTACCATGTCAATATTTCTCATGATATTCTTAATATCATAGCCAACGTCATGCATAAATATTACTTTTTTAGGATTTAATTCCAATAATAATTGCACCTGTTTCTTGCTGATTGTTCCACTGCCAAGTGCCACACAGTTTCTAATTCCATATGTAAAACACTGCATTACAGATTTCTCTGCCTCAAATATTAACACAACACCGTTGGCTAAATACTGATAATTCTGAGAATATCCATATAATGTTTGAGACATTTGACACGGAACATCGTAGAAATATTTCATTTCACCATCTTCAACGTCATAGTTAAATCTTTCTTTTACACCAATTAATTGTCCTAATTGATTTCTAATCGGAATTGCGATCCCTTGAGATGATGTATCAAACCGAATGCCAAAAGTTCTTTGTGCTTCAAGTGATATATTATCTTTAAGGAATCTTAAATTCCCTACATTATTGTATTTATCTAATATAGATTCATCATAAGTTTGGATTCGAACTACATTGTGATTTCTAATCCTTTCATAAAATCCGCCAAAAATACCTTGTCTATCAAAGAAATCATAGTAATCAGTAATCCCTAAGATGTTTTTAACAACTCCTAAAACCTCTGCAAAATCAACTCCACGTTGCTGCATAATATATGAGAACAAATCTTTTTGGATTGCTCTAGCATAATCATGCACAAACAACGCTTTGTTATTTTTCAGATTGATTACTATGGACTTCTTTGAAGAGACCTCATCTCGACCAAATGACATATATGTGTTTCTGATCACTACATGACAATAATCAAAATGCTCCAAGACTTCTCTTATTTTTTCAGGATTAGACAATAGTTCTTTTTTTATATTGTCTAACATATATCACACCGCACATTTTAATTATTTGATCTCTCCATGTTTAAATCTTGCCTGCGCAACCTCTCTAAAGATACAATGATCACCATCGAATTTAAGTAGATAACCAACTCCTGTATCTGATGAGTTTGAACCGCTTCGACATTTCTCAACAAATAAAGCTCTCCATACCGCAGTGCGGTCAGGATGATATTCTTCCTCAATCCATTTATCGTTAACTTTTTTTAGCCTAAATGGACGGCAATAGAATTTGCTCTTTTCGTCAAGCTCTTCATCATACACGGTTCTCATTAAGAAAAGATTTTCTAATACTTCTTTGATCTGCTTAGAGTTTGAAAGAACAGAGCTATCAAGAAATAGCCTTCCTCTCATATACTCTGCTAACTGCACAGATGCCAGCATGATAATGTTGTATTTTTTTGCAAGTTTATCTAACTCTCGACTGTCATGAACCAAAGATAAATCAGTACGATTACCTTTAAAATCTCCTTCTTGAATCTTAAAAGTGTCATACAACACTGTGTCATATCCGTAGCGAAGTACATGTTCTCTAATTTTCTTCTTGACAACAGTCATATCAGCATCGTTGATAAGTAAGAATTTCACTCTACCCTTATACTGTTCTCGCCATAACTGTTGCACGTCTTTTAGTTCTCTTCGGCTTGCATCATCAATCTGTCCAGACATCATTTTCTTTTTTGTCAACTTAAAATAACGATTATGCTTCGCCAAAAGCCAAATCATAAACTTGACTTTAAATTTCTTTACTTTTTCTTCGTTTGAAATGATCAATACTTTCCTATCATAATTCAGCAATGCCATAAGCAAAGTGATAAACCATGTTGATTTACCTGCACTACTGAATCCACCCATCATAGTAAGTGTTCCCTCAAGAATACCCATGATCTGTCTGGATAAGAACGGAAAGCAGTTCATTTCTTCGCCATTAATATCAATCCCTGCCACATCAAATGGAACTCCATTTTCTTCACCTTCCACGCAGGAATCAATAAAATCATCATCAAAATCAATTTCTTCTTCTTCCAGAATCTTACTGGAATATCCCGTACCATATGTACTTAGTCTTGCATCATACCAATCCGTAACTTCCTCGGCAGTCATTCTTCTGAAAAGTGTTACTGGTACGATTTTCTTGCCGTCAATGTCTATCTCTTTGAACAGGTTAAATCCATCATCATACATCTTCAGCATAGTGTTTTCTCTATACAGAATGTCGATATACACATCAAAATTCTGTGTGTTGATAATATCTATCTGATGTTGAATAGAATCCCATCCTCCCATGTCAGTGTATCTTTTTATAGCGTTCTCAGACAGATTGGATAAAATCGTGATTTCATCCAGAGAATAGAATCCCTGTTCACGTAATTTTTTGAGCATAGAAAAGTAAAAAAGTCCATCTTTTGTAATGAAATCGTGCTGTTCGAATATCGTGTCATCCAAAAGCAACATATCTTTAAAGAAACAACTAATTACATTTCCCTCTGCCTCCATACGACCTTTTAATAATTTTGACGGATATTTATCTTTAACTCCTGCAACAAAATCCGCTATTCTTTCTCACCAACTTCCGTCAAAATATCGTTAATACATCTACGAGATTTCTTTTTCTTCTTGTATTTAGTTTTTTCAGCTCCGATATTTTCATTGATCTGCTTGCTTACAACATGATGTTTAACAATAGCCTGTTGTCTCTGTGGAACTTCATCGTCTGAGTCCCTATAATCAATCAGACTATTTTTTAAAATTGCTGAAAAATATTTAATCTTAGCAAATTCGCTATTGTATTCTCTCCCAACAATTCTTGTTAAATATTCTTGATTGTCATGCAAGTATTCTAATATCAGCTTAAAACCGTAAATCTTGCCAAGAGCATTTACTTCCTTATTTAATACAGTGTTCGTTACCGTATAGCCGAAAATATCATAAATACAATAATATGTATCATTCCTATTTTTGCGGTTCTCCATCATTTTGTTATACTCAGCTTCTGAGCAGTAGTAGGCATTTGGTTTACCTTCTACTGCTACTTTAAAAGCTTCGTTTCTGTCTACTTTTTTGCCGCAAATTCTACATTTTACAAGCATTGCTCAGACTCCTATTTCAGCAGATCATACATTTCTTTTAATCCATCATCGTCGACTTCACTAAGTTTTCCATACTGCTTAATGATTCCTTTGACTTTTGTTTTTAATTCTGCGTCTTCACAAGTTTTACATAACTCTTTTACATGTTCTCTTAAATCTTCTGGATAGTCGTCTGATGTATCTTCATCAATATCATCAATGACATCTTCCATTAAATCTTCGTCAGCTTCTGTAATATCGTCTTCAATAACATCATCAATGTCTTCCTCGATCTCATCTTCTAGCTCTGGCTGAGGATTCGGCTTAACAACTGCATTTTTAACAACTTTTTTCTTCTTTTTAGAATTCTGAATCGCATCTTTTAAAGCTTTGATCAACTCATCAGAATCAAGTGGAATTTCATCAACAATTCCTGAAAATCTTGATTTGCTATCTACTGAATAAGAATCATCTCTAAATACAATTTTACGTTTTTCATCTTTGATCTTATTTACCGTAATCTCTTTTTTAGTGATAATGTCTTTTCTTCCTGTTCCTTCTGCCTCAATAGAACGATCAAGGCAGGCTACTCCGACAATATGTACTTTAGTTTTAAAATCATTAAAGTATCTCTGAGCAAGATTAGATGTTAATGTCGTGTAAGAAGCACTTGTTACTGGATCTACGATATCTTTTGTTTTTGAATGACATGTATACCATACTCTTACTCCGACTTTTCTTAATGCTCTAACCTGATCATAGATCATATTAAATACAACATCATATCCTGCTCCGAACCCACCTTCAACACTGTTTAATGTTTTAGCCTTTTTAAAGTTCTTGTTTTTCATATTTTCTCTATTCCAATTTTCAATAGCCTTTTTCTGTGTTAGGTCAATTAACTGATCAAGAGTATCTATAATCATGACCTTTAAATTTGGATATTCTGTTTTTTTATTTTTAATAATGTCATTACAGATTTCTACAAACTTTTTGAAATTTGGAACATCTTCATATGTAACGTCATCAATAGCGGAAACACCTTCTTCATCTCCTGTGTTTAATAATAGATATCCATCTTCTCCAAATTCTTTTTCGCAAACCTCACTAATAACTGTTGTTTTACCGATTCCAGATTCTCCACAGATCATAAGTGAATAATCATATAAATTGTCACTAATTTTACTTCTTTTACCGTATGCCATATGTATAATTTCTCCTTTTAAAGACAGTATTTTGTTTTATAAATCATCAAGCGAGTAAAGAGCTAAAAGCTCTAAACTCTAATCGAATAAGTCATCATCGTCATCATTATCATTATCGATTGATTCTTCTGAGAATAAATCTTCATTCTCATCAATCTCTAATGCAGGCACTTCCATATCTTCTGCTGTATAAACAGTGTCCTGAACGCCTTCTTTGATACCGTTGCGTGATGGTTTAATTAGCTGATACTCTTTGACTTTATCCCCATAAGCACTTCCGCCAATCGCCTTTTGAATCTCCTCCATAGTAATGATTCCACATTCAAGGTCATCTCTCTGTTCTTCTGAGAGCATGTCCTCTGTAAGTTCTACACGCTGAGAACCATTGATCATATCTACGACAATGCCGTATTCCATGTATTTATCTTCGTCTTCAACGATGAATTTTCTCTTTAATCCATTGGCTTTCTTATATCCGTTTTCGTCTTTTTCTTTATTAGGAACTGGAATAACAATTGTTGTTGGAACGGCTATTTTTTTCTTTCTGCTCGGAATGTATTCAAAAACAAAACCATTAACATAATATTTACCGTCTTCCTCAACGCTTGTTTCATCTAAACTCTCAGCTCCAAATACAAAACTCATTGTTGCTGTAGAATATGGTTCATCGTCATCTGCTGCGAGATAAATTCTGTTAGGGATCAGATTCTCATAAAATCTTTCTTTGTCATCAGAATATGAATAATCTCCACGTCCTCTAATATGGAAGTTGCAGTCATCATATTTGCCACTATCAATGACTTTTTTGATGAATTCTACGTAATCCCATTCAGAAATAAATTCATGATGTCTTTTCTTGCTTTTCTCATACTCTTTTTCAAGTTCGTCTACAGATGTTAATCCAACTTCTGCAAGATCTTTATCTGTAACATCTTTACCTTCTTTGATTTTTTCTAAGGCATTTTTTAATTTGTATCTTCTTCCTGGTTTTTCTAGGTCAAAAACAAATTTTCTGAAATCTGATACTTCTGCCAGCTTTGGAGATGTTAATCTGTCTTTAAAAGGAATCTGAATTTTTTCTCCATCTTTGATTTTCTTACCACTTGAGTCGTATTCTGGTTTGGAATATGTATAGACATCACCGTGTCCATCTTCGAAACTTCCTGCATCAACAGTTAACATATGTCTACTGTCACCGCATGTCACATTAAATAACAGTCTTCTTCGTACCCAGCCTGACTTTTCATATTTTGTCTCGCTGTAAGGGTGAAATTTTTCTGTGTCCTTGCTAATGCTGAGCTTTCCTGTCATTTCAAAATTCATTAAATAGAATTCCTCCTCTTGTTATTAAATTTGTTTAGTTAGTTTTTAGTTTGTAGTTTGTAAATAAGTCATCAATTTATATCCACTGTCAACTCTGCCAAAGCTAACAGGAACAAAAAATAATTGTATCTGATCGTCTTATATTGTTATAATCGTTCTAGTACATTTATAACAAATGCGTCAAAAAAATAATAAAAGCAAAAAGCTTAATTAATATCTGGAAGTAATTTTGCTTTAAGTCTGTTCATTTTTTGTTGTACTGCTTGTCTAGTAACTCCAAACCTTTTTGCAATTTCATCATATGTATAGCCAGACATTCTTAAATCAATCATTTGCTTATCTTTGTTCTTTAGTGTATCCATTCGATCTTTAAAAAGCAACATTGTAATTAAATTTTTTTCAAAATTTTTATCAACCAATAAAACATCTTCCATTGTACTTTTGAAATTTGTGTCTGTATTACACAAAATATTATAAGATAAAACATGTTTGTTAAATTGATTAGACGCAGATTTTTCGGATCTAAATTGTTTATATAATTCGTTTTGGATGCACGAATAAACCAATGTAGATAGTGTAGTATTTTTACTTTCATCATAATATATGGCAGCCTTACATAGTCCAATTGCTGCCACGTCGTAATAGTCATCAAATTTCTCGTTGCGTACACCAAATTTCCGCATAGCAGAGTAAATCAAATTATGATTTTGTTCCACTAATTTTCTCTGTTCGTCATTTAATTTCAACGACATTTTCTCCTTTATTTACTTGTGTTTATGTAATTTATCCTTTGTAAAAAGGTTCCCATTGTTTAGGTGGAAGTGGATTTAATGCCCATTTTCCAGGACAACCGCATGATACAATTCGACATATTTGTTTTGCTCCTCCATCTTGTAATTCTAAAAATGGACATTCCACTTTACACCCACAAACTCTTTTGTTAAGTATACAAATATCTTGAATTGTTTTTAATGCAACTGCAACCGCTTCATCTGTATACTCTCCATAATTTTTCTCATCCATATAAACACCTCCTACTTTCCAAATGCTCGCCACGTAGTATCTGGATCATCATCAATCTCCCAAATATAAGGATCAGAATCTCTAATCGTGCAACTTGGCGCCCTCCCTGTCATTGTACATAATGGGCATTTTTTGCAATCTTCATCATTGCCATGAAGATAATACTCACATGTATCCTGAATTACATGCAATGCATTTAGAATCTCTTCAGGCGTATGTAATTTACTTTTCTTTTCTTTCTCCATTATATTTCTCCTTGATTGCATCAATTGCAAACTGCAACGCCTCATCTTGAATTGTTGTATAATCATTTACGGAAATCATATCATTTAATACATGGATGTACTGTGCCGCATTGGTTTTGGTAGATAGTAGCTTTTCAGAATCTCGATTCTCTATGTCGTTCACAGTCAATGTATCGCACGCATTAATACACGAATTCACCAATTCGTTCCATAGCGAAAAAACAAAATATCTCGCTGCAATCGGCTGACATTTCAGTTCATCAACTAGTGGTTTAGTCAATTGAAACGCATCAAGTAAACTACATATATCATAATATTTTCGAAGTATATGATCTTGCCTATTTGATCCAACCTCACCCATTGGAACTACTAAACTATCTCTTAATTCTTCTAACTGCCAGTATGTAAATACTTTATTATTTTCTTTTTTCACTCTGTCTTTCCCATTCCTTTCTCCAATAATCATCTTCTTTGATATTGCCAAGTTTAACATATTGACTGGGCTTGATTTCCCCTAAGTCAATCATATCAGAACCATAAACAGATAACATCTGCCACGCCAAATCTTCATCACTATAAATAATCAAGTAAGTATCTTCGTCGTTATCAATCAATTGTACTACATCATATTCAAACTCATTTTCTCTGCCTGTTGATCTACAGATAGACTCTGGCTTAATTTGACATCCGTATACAGTAGCATTATCTTTTCTTGGGAATAACAACCACTTATTGCCGATATATGTTCCGACAAACCATTTATTATCACATTGGTTTTGTGCCCGACAATACATTCCATTGTCTTGATAAAGCTTGTTCATTTTCAATCACTTCCCTAATTCAATCCCACAGATTTCTTTCTTCATTATGTTTCTCCTTTTATTTCATAAAAACTTTTGACCCACTGAACATTGGAATAACACCAAACTCAGTATCATCAAGCCATTTTAATCCAGATTTATCAGAAAACCATAAGTCGGGCACAAAATATTCTAATTTGCTAGACGGATAATCTTTATTATTATATCTGCGTAATTCTGTGCTCTGATATATTAGATGCTGAATAATTGGCTTCAGTAGTTCTAAGTCCTCTTTCGATTCTGGATACTCTTCTCTACTTTGAAAATGATAATATAACAAATTACAAACTCCATATATATCGTCATAAAAATCGTTATCGCCAACAGTTACTACCAAGTATTTTTCACTTTTATAATCTTTACTTTCATTCATATTTCAATCACTCTCCTAACTCAATACCGCAAATTTATTTCGCCAATTCTCTTGCAGTAACACGACTTACCCAATCTGTCTGCCAACCATTTATATGTGGCGACGACCAATCTGTAAGATCATTGTTATACATAAATTTCAGCAAATCTTCTAAGCTATGAATATCTTTCTTAACTTCATTCACCTTTCCATAAAACTCTCGTTTTAGAACCGCTTTTATTTCTGATTCAGTGCGATATATCTCATCTAAAAGAACCATATATAAACCATGCGTTATACTGTCTTGTATCATTATATATATTAGATCGCCAAGACATTTAATCTCCGTAATGATTCCAGACTTAACAGTATATGGTTCATCATACCAAGCAAAATACATCTTGTCTCCAACCTTAAAATCGCACATTTTACATCACCTCTTTCTAGCACCAAGTCCACAAAATTATTCCAATTAAGCATGATACATGGAACATAACCCATAAGAAAAATATCCTACATTCAGTTAAATCCCAATTATATGAATCATCACGAGCAGTAATTATGAACCAAACCCAAGCAGCTACATACAACAATACGCACACAGCAATTGAAAATATTCTGATTGTTAATTTAACATTATCTATCATTGCATCCTACTATTCATTGACTTCAACTGGCTCTAATTTGTCTTTATTTTTAACAAAATCCAACATGACTTCTTCTTGTATATCTTCATATAATTGACCATAATATGATTTCTGTAATTTGAAAAAAGCAACCTTTAAATCATCTTCATAAAACTTACCTCTTTGCCCATTTTTAATTTGCCGATAAGGATTTTCAGGATGACAATACTCCACAGAAATTGTTCCATCATCTCCATCGTATGCAGTCTCCATCAAAATACTACCGTTCTTAAGCGCCCGATATTCAACCTGATATCCGTCAATAAACCCATATGGATGCCACTCATAATCATCTGGTACAACAGCAGGTTCAATGACATCAAAATATTTTTCTAATTCATCTCCCGACATCACGCCAATATGCACTCCATTTGCTCCAAATCTAAAATTGATAACATTTTCATCTGTATCAATCTTAACAATCTCACATACCTCACCAAGATTATCGAAACATCCCATTGGTTTCTTTAATTTAATCTTATGGTCTGTAGTTAATTCATTAATATTAATCATGCTGCCACCTTACCTTTCTTGCTAAAATGTTCATTCCATGCATCGACCGCTTCTTGCTGATCAGCGGTTAGAGGATCATTGAATCTTTGCAGCGCTTGTACGATTCGTCCATTTTGTATTTCAATCGTCACTAACGATTTGTTTGGTTCTTTTACTCTTCTCAAGAACATAATATGGCATTCGCCATCAATGACTCGATCTATGTAACTTGCCACACAATTATTTTGCTGCACCGCTTCGTCTTTAATGTCTTGAGTGGAATCTGGATAAAAGAATCTCAAACCTTTATATGTAAATTCGTATTCTTTATTAATACGTTTCTTGAAGACTTCTTCCGAAAATTCCTTTTTCAATCTCTTATAATTTCTTGTAACAATATCCATTGTTGTTTTGAAATGCCTTGGATATCTATCAAATTTATGACTGATTGCGTCCATCATACGAGCATAATCATATAATTCTTTGAGTAACCAATTCATAGCATCAATTGCTTCAAACGTCATTATCTTATCCATATAAACAAATACATCTGCGAGATTATATTCATAATCCTTATTCAAAGACGTTAATATATCCATATAATAATCTGTGTTACGATTAGCAAAAAAGAACATCAAGTCGGATTGAATCAAGGTCATATATTGTGTCTGAAGAATTGTTTGAACATAATCTGGATATTTTTTGTAAAAATCAACAAAATCATTACTTAACAATCGTCTATTCTTCACACCAAGACAATAATTTCTCAACCATTTTGGTACTTCATTAATTGAATATTTAAAATCTTCTGTGACTTGTTTGTGTGTAAACCCTATAGCAAAGAACTGCTCGCACATAGAATATTGACTTGCATATTTGAATAATGTTCCCAAATTATAATCAATAAAGCCCCACGTAGTTCTACCACATTCGCAATTTCTTCGCCAGTTTACATATTTTAGAAACTCTGCATAATGTGGATCGGACACAAACAATTTATCCAATTCATCAGCTGAATGTCCAGACAGAATATTGTTCAAAGCTTTCACTTTCCTGCCACTCTTGCCATAGCAATCACCATTTGATAAATCATATTTGCAAGTTTTACCATCATCCAGATGGAAAATAATAAACTTACCTTGTTTTTCTGCCGTGATAATGTTTCAACTCCTTTCATTTCGCCTCAAATTCCTATTTTATCAGCACGTTATGTATCACACTATAATGTTCCATTTTGATATAAAAATCCACTACATATGTGCATAATGTTTCAAAATCATCAAATACCCTATCTGCCATTTCAGTCCACCAAGGATGCAATTTCCTGGTTCCATCATTTAAAATCAATATAGGAATCCGATGCTCATGGGCAATTGCAATCTCCATAGAAGTTCCAATACTTTTAGGGTCGTTTGCATTAACAATAATTAAATCGCTGTTTCGTACAAAATTGGTATCAAAATTCATAACTTCTTTTTCTGTCTTATGTAATTTTTTATCAAAATTATAATAATCTACAGGATTGATAATATTAACTGCTTTGGTGTCTACATTAATTTTATAACATTGTATCATGATATTATCGCAGAGTTTTTCTCGCCACTCATTCTGTTCCTCAAAAGATAAATTTTGCATACCACCTGCAAGATAAATCTGAAATACGTCACTCACTGCTTCATTTCTCCTTTCACAACATATGATTCAATCAATCCTTTCCTTAGTCGGTCATTCATATCCTGAATGGCTTCCTCAATTGTTTTAAATTTACATGAACAAATATGCTCTTTTGTCAAATTAACAAATGAATATGTGCCATCGAATTTGTTCTTAAAAATAACCACCACTGATTCTTCCTCATTTGGTTTTTTGACAATGAATCGAAGTGAACCTTTTGCTGCTTTATTCGGCTTCTGTTTTTGATATTCAATACAGATATTATAATCCGTTCTTGAGCCTCTACGGACTGCATATGCCTTTTTAATCTTATGATCTTCATTGTCTGATGCAACATAATATCCTGCCGTATCATATTCTAATTGTTCAATACGCTTCGCATTATCATAAATATTGATACATCCCCAATCCCCAACTCTTGTTTGTATCATTTCTTCAATAAATTCTTTAACGGTATATTCCTTGTCAAATTTTACATCACTTTTCAACAAATTAAACATCTCTATCACCTACTTTCTTATCAAATGTTTCTTGCAAATTTAACCAGAACTGTCCATCATTAACAAACCCATAATGGTCTGCCATTGTTTTCGCAAATTCTTTTGTAACACTTTGTGATCCGTTAATCAGCCCTTGCACATAATCAACATCTATGCCAATTTTACTCGCAATCTGATAAGGAGTCATCCTGCAAGATTCAACAAATTCTTCTAAGCATTCGCCAGGATGAAAAGCAATTTCGTCTCCAATCTTTACATACATTTTTACACCATTCCTCTCACAATTCGTTCATTTGTTGTCATCAAGAAGTTATTGATACGATCCCAGTCTGGTTCGTCTGGCAAAGTTGTAGTTTTAAATGCGTTTTCAAAAGCTTGATAAAAGCAATCAAATAGCTCCCCAAAATCATTAGATGGAACAAATCGTTTGATTATATCATCAGTCGCTCTTCCTTTGATCACCATACTACTACAATAAGCTCCGTCTCTCAGTAATAATAAACTTTGCCTGAGAAGCTCGAAGTTGTAAGTTTGCATTGTAGATGTTGTCAATAACGCTGTTCCATTGTGTATTACTCTAATTACATGCATCATCGCCTTACAAACCTTCTTCTTTACTAAATTAATCTGATCTTCTGTTAAGATAGTTTCGTCATACAATCTGATTGTTTGTTCTTCTAAAGCCTGTGAATATCCGTTAAATGCATACCAAATTTTCTTTGATAAAAACATGTCTCGATTTTTAATCAACTCCATACCAATATCGGATACATATAAATAGCATTCTGGACGATTATACAACAACTCTAATGCTGTAGGATTCCCTTTGGCACATAAGTCAATATATTTTTTTAATGCATACATTACAGTATCAGTGTCTTTGCTGGCGTCTACCGATTTCATACTATTATTCAACAAAATCTCTCTTTTATCACTAAGGAAAACACCACGTAAATCAATGTCAGAATCCTCTGTATTTGTTCCGTAGGCATAACTTCCACCTAACGTGAGAAAAGCGATTTTGTGCGGATAATCTCGCAAAAAGTCATACTCTGTAGACGAGTTTATGTAATCCTTTACTTCTTCAATTGTCATGATCTCACCTCTTTTATCCACATAATGCTTTCTTAAACTGTACAATATTTTGACTAACCCACTGATGAGTGATTCCAAGCTGACTTGCAATTTGTCTTTGTGTTAAACCTTTCTGCTTTAACGTGATAATCTTTTTATTTCTTGGTGCCAATTTATCAAACTCATTTTGAAAATGTACCTTTGTAAGCACCTCATCCTCTACATTATCTTTACTCATCAGTGTTGTTCCGATTGTAATATCATCTTCTGGTTCGTATCCTGCCAATGGCGTATCTAACGATTCGGCATTTCTATTCATTTTTTCTGTTAGTCTATGCCATTTTGCATAATATTGATTCACCTCTGTTTGCAATACCCACCGAAAGAAAGTACCAAAAGTTCCTTTTGACTCATCCCATTTTAATGCTGCTTTGCAGATTGCCATACGACCAAGATCCATATATGTATCAAAATCTTTAAATTTTGTAAAATACTTTTCATGTAAATGCCAAATCAAAGAATAATTATCTTCAATCAGCTTTCGCTGTTCATCATTTAGTTTCTTCACATTTCTTAGCCTCCTGTTCTTTAATAAAGTTATCCATATGTTGTTTTAATCTTTTATTAAAATCATCCATATTGGGTTCGCCTACTATATCTCTTTCTCCAATTAATCCACAACGAATTCTAATGTTTGAAATCTTTTCGTCCCATTCCATTCTCATTGTTTGATTAAATTCTTCCAATGAGTCCTCTAAATATTCTTCTGAAACATAAAAATTATCTCTTTTATATATATCTTTCACTAATATGTCGTAAACAATATCTGCATTTTTACTAATCTTTGGAACAACTTTTTTAATTTCATATTGATAACCAAGAACATTAATTGTAGTAATATCTTTGGTTAATATAGAATTCAATAAATTTACTGGCATACAATAATTTTGAAAAATATAATTTATTTTATCCGTTTCAACGTATCCAATTTGTAAGTTGTGCGTAAAATAATTAACGTAATTCATATAGTTATACACTTTATACATCTGTTTATGTATAAAATTCACTTTACAAGATTCCATACATCACACTCCTAACACATATTGTTCACTTCTGAACCCAGCTGCATTTGGGTGACCGCCACCACCATATCCCACAGCAAGTTCATACACATTAACCTTGTCTTGTTCTGCGGATCGTAGCTGATATTCCCACATACTTCCGTTAAAAGAGAAACCAATAAACATATCGTATTTAGAAGCATCAATAGATTCAAAGAAATCAGAATTGATTAAAGCTCGGTTGATCGCATAGACTTTATATCCCTCAAATGTGGTTTCAAATCCATATGCTCTAAGATACTGTTTTGCATTTGCTGCTAAATACTCAATAATTGATAATCCATCTTTTATCATATCGTCAATGAATTTTACTGCTTCATAAATTCCTTCATCTCCGTTTAATGTATTTAACAGTGGACTTAACGCATCAAAATCATATGACTCAAACGCATAATGGAACGCCTTGATATATTCTTCCGATTTTTTACTCCACGAGAACGTATCCCACAGAGCTGTATATTTTGCCAACTGAGGAGTATTTTTAGAGAATTCTCGTAATAAAGACATCACATATTTCTCATCCGTCCTCTCAATTTGCTCCCAATCTTCGTCACATATATATTTGAAGTATAGCCATGTCAAATTCGCTCCTGAAATACCTTCTCCAGTGATTCGAATTCCTTTTACATCGCACTTAAAATCTTCATACGCTTCAATCGTAGATTGGTGATGATCAATCCAAAACACATTCTTTGTGATACTTAGCAGTTGCCACATTTCTTCTGGCTCAATACTGTAGTCTACAATAAATACAAATTCATCCTGTTCAATATCATGAAACGGGAATTTCATGCCGTAATTAATTTTTCGGAAGTCCTCTGGTTCAAATGATAAACCTCGCTGTTCACAAGCTTTTCTAACGTAAAAACCAGATACAATTCCGTCTTGATCAACGTGATAAAAACATTTCATTCTTCTTTCTCCTCTACAATTTTTACTTTATGACCGAGTTCTTTTTCGATTTCTTCAATCGTCATTTCTTTTGGCGGGGATAAACTCATATTTAAACCATCGATATCAGATTCCATATTCCAAACGCTTCTGTAGATCAATCGTCCTGTCAAAATACAAATTGCTTTCTTAACTTCGTCTGCCGTCGGTGGATAATGATCTAATGATGAAATAATATGTTTGTAATTTTCTTCATTCAATAAAACACGTTTAGAATCGATGGATGTATTCTCTTCTTCCCGTGATTCAATATATAAGAAGTGGTTCATTATATCTCTCCTTTCTCAATTTCTTCTTTAATAATTCTATATGAAAGAGCCTCTTTGGACTCTTTATCATTGATTCCATTTCTTTCTAACAGTGCGTCCAATTCCTGCGGACTCAACCGATCAAAGAATCGTTTTATCTCTTGTTTTCGTTGTTGTCGCGATTTCATTTTTTTGTTTAAATTCCTTTAGTTCTGTTATTTTTTATAGTTGCCAAACATTACATGAAGCATAGAAAAATACCATATAGTTTTGTACCCATGTTATTTTTGATAGTTGTCAAACCCCCAAATAACATAAATCCGACAAAATAACATAGATTTTAGTGAGTGCTATAACAAACCTCACTTTTGGCGTACTCAAAAACTATTTGAGCAGAATATTTTTATATTCCCAAAACACACCAAATATTTTAAAATTTTTATTTTGTTTCTTAGCCATATCTACTTCACTACCTTACCATCTGGCATTATAAATTCCCAATACCCATCACTATTTTCAACTTCTTTTGGCTCTTCTTTATCTATTTTCTCCATCAACTTCTGCGCTCGTTCAATATCTTCTTTTGTCCAATTTTCTACTTCGTCAATCAAACCTTGCAAAAACTTCAATGATTCTTGTTTACTCATGAGTCTTATTCCTCACATTTTCTACCATATAGTAAGAATCCAAGATCTCGTATTCTACCTATCTTACGATCATCCTTGTTTTCAAAAAATTCTAAAGAGTAAATATCACGATTAGAGATGTTTACTGGTTTGTCAAATTTAACGGTCATATATCTATACCCATATCTACGACCAATCTCATCTGTTCCGATGCGAGTAATTGTACCTTTGTCGTTATTTCTAACCAAACCTCCTTTAGCCGCTGGCTTCATTCTATAAATATAAACTCTATCTCCGACCTTTAGCATTTACTTACCTTCCATTTCTTCATAAAGCTCTCTAAATTTTCTAAAATCATCCGCACTACCACCATTGTCTGGATGACTTTTCTTCATTGCATACTTCACTGCATCCTTAACATCTGAACGAGTTTCTTCCTTATTATATGTACCATTTTCTTTGTCGTTCGCATCAGCCATGAATGACATTTTATCTAAGATCAGATTTACATTTGTCTGTCTCATCCGATCTAACTTTCTTTCATATCTCAGGAATACAATCACTCCAACGATACAAAACCCGATCGCATAGCCAATAGCAAACTCAATATTAGCTCCCATATTAATTACCTCACTTTACATTTTTTCTAATAACACAGTAACAGCATCGTCAATAGCCTGATGCATCTTTTCTGCCTGGTATTGTGACTCTGTATACATACGATCATCTCCGTATATTATTGGTCTTTCAGGTAACCAATGGTTTTGAATATCTCTTAATATCCTAATAACCTGATCATCAAACATCATATCTAATTGCTTCATATCATTTTCTGTCCGAGTACGCAGTGATACATCATTATCCTTGTGAAAATCACTAACACGTTTATCTTTTCGATACAAACTATCAAATATTTCGTTACCAATAATGTTACCAACAATCGTTCCCAATATAATCGCAACTATATTTATCATTCCTCATACTCCTTTTCTTTCTTGTATATCTCTGGATAATATTTTTCTACAAGATTCTCAGGATAACCCACCATTCTATGTGTTCTATAAGGTTTCCACATTAGATATTCGCACCAATTAATGCTATTCTTGTTTATCCAACTAACATCTTCGAGCATTTGAGTATAAATTCCTTTATCATTTCTAATAAGTTTATTTCTGTTCCATGCTTTGACTTCAATCATTACATCTTGGACACTAACTCTTTTAGCAAGCCGACATAGCCATTTTTGTAATTCTCTATATGTTTCTTGAAATTCTCTGTCTCGCAAACTGCCTTCGACTAACAAATAATATGTTCCCTGTGTTTCGAAATTTCCTCTTCTACCATTTCCCAAATGAGTTCGTTGTTCAAATTCATTACATGAATCGCTCATATCATATCCTGCTTTTTGAACTATATGTATATTCATATCGCTTTCAGACCCTGTTACTCTAGGCAAATGATTCAATGCAGTTTCAAGTATGTATCTTTCCTCTGCCTGTGTTCTTCCAAATGGTCTAACTTCAACAATTCCCTTTACATATGTCCACCAACTCATTTCTCATCATCCTCTCTTTACATAAAACTCAGATTTTACGTTCTATATCTTTTTTCGCAACCACATTTTTTACAACGATAAACCTTTTGCCTACCTTTAGTTGTAATAATGTCGTACCATTTACCATAAGATTCTTCTTCATACCTGCTATCAAATATTAACTCCCAATCATGTTTGCAAAAGCAAGACCTGATATACCAAATTAATCTTCTCATTTAATACCTTGCACCTCATATTTCACTCAGTAATCCTTTTACGATTTCTCTATCTTCGTCTTTAACCTTTTTTGATTTTGTTGTTGCCATGAACTCTAACCACTCTTTTCTCATTTTCTTTTCATCGTCATTTAGGTGTTCGATGACAATTAATTGCTTAGAATTAAGTTTGTCGTGACTAGAAATATAGTTATTCCATCCGTCTTTCCAAAACAGCTTGTTTGAGATAACTAATGCATATCCCATCAATGTTTCTCCATTTACCATTCTTGATCTAAAACACAGATTTCCATTTTCAATGGGATTATTTCTCATATCTTTCATTCTTCATCATCCTCTTCTGGTCTTAACATAATGCCAAGACCTGTGCACATACCTGTAAGTTTCTTGTCCATTGCCTTAATTCTTTTGTAGTTGTAATAGGTCATATATGGTACTCCAATTCCAATTGCTACGATCACCATAAACGCCAATATCCAAATTATGTAAAACAAAACGTCCATTTTATCTTTCTCCTTTTCTACGACTATTTCCTAAAATCAAACCACCATACTGTGTAAAAATTCTTCTGAAAATATGTATCGTCTCCATCATCAAGTTCTGTGAAATATTTTCTGCCTCGTTCTTTGACATCGTCTTCATTGAAATAATGATATGCCCAACCTGGAATTGTGTAAGATTCCTTATCTTCTAAGCAGAGATTCAACAAATCTTTGATCATCATCTGCAATTCTTCTTCATCATATCCCTGCGTCATCACATCAAAATATGGGATATATGCCATATATGGAACTGAGTCATTTTCATCTTTCAGAACTACGACAGGGAATGTTAGATTGTAATTCATATCAGCCTTGCTCCCTTGAATTGTAAATATTATTTTTTCTTCATCAGTTGTATCGTCACTAAGTGCAAATAGCGAAACATCTCTAAGTGCATATCTAATATTGTTTACGCCCTTTCTTCTTATGTTTTTTCTTCTTATATGGTATACAATAATCAGAAGATACCCATACCCAACTATTTTTTATATAGATTAAGAAATCTGCACCCTTTTCATAGTAATAACCTTGTGTGTATGGGCTAGGGCTTACCCCATACACTTTGTATGGCTTACCTTTATATAAAACTTTCATACTATTCATCCACCTCACAATCAACATCAAATAGATATTTCATGATACGTTTTGTACCGATTTTGTTGGCAGCATCCTCTGCAATTTCTGGAGAAGTAAAATAAATGCCATTGATTGTTTGTGATGCATATAAATATGCCGTTGTTAAATCTCTATCTACAATGTCATACCTAATACAACAATGCTCATTTTCACCATCCCAAATTAGTTTTTCCGAATTATTGTGTTCGTCAGCATATCTCTGCAACTCAACATTAACCTTCTGTTTTTCAATAGCAAACTCTGTATCCTTTTCAGTCTTAAATACATTACCTAAAGCTAATCTTCTCAAATCTGATGCTCTACCTTGCCATTTTGCAATACCGATCTGTCCATCATTAGTGATGTAATAATACTCATCTCCGTTCTTTAACCCACATGGATTTGTTTCTTCTTTCTGTTCTGATTTCTCGCAGAACTGCTCAAATAATGATTTAAATAAATTCTGCTGTGCTTCAGATAATTTTGAAATATCAATTGTCTTTGCTATACCCATTTTCTTTCACCTCACTTTATGCTCCAAAGATGTATTTAATGATTCTGTCTCTTCCGATTGCTTCAATTGCATCAACTAAAACATCTTTTGATGTAAACATAACTGTACCCTGTATTTTTGTTGTAGCCAATGTATCGCAAAGAAGTCTTTTTCCGTCTTCTTCACATCGAATACAATAACAACGATTGGCAAATTCTGTGCCGTTGTGTTCCTTTGCATACCGCTCAAGTTCAACTTCTACTTTTCTTTTCTTTCTTGCAAATACTGCTTCTTCTTGTGTTTTAAATACGTTGCCTAATACCCATCTACCGTTATCGACAATGCTATTAAACCATATTGCGCTATAAATAGATCCGCTACCATCAATGTAATGATATCTTTCACCGTATTTTGGTTTCCAAACTTTAGACCCTGAATTAGTTTTTTCTTTTGGTTTCGCTCTTTCACAACATTTATCAAATAATGCTTTTATTAGATCCTGTTCTGCCTCTGGCAATACTGAAATGTCAATTGTTTTTTCTGTACTCATTTATTTTCCCTCGCTTTCAAACTCTTCGATTTCTTTCCATGCCAGAACACTTTTGTCACTATAATAGCTTGCCCTTTTAGCTGTCGCATTTCTCCATCCATAAGAATCATGCCATGTTCTGTTTACGCAACCGCCTTTTACGGTTACTAAAACATCTTTGCTATCTTCTGGCAGATCATCAGGATTTTTTCTTAAATCATGCCATCTATACTTTTCTTTATATTCTTTTAGCTCTTTGAGTTCTACCAGCCACTTTGCAAGCTGCTCATGATTTAAGGCGCAGCCAATAAGCCTGTCAAGTTCTTCATCGTCTGGATTCGCATGACACAACATGGCTTCTGTGTATTTCTTTGTTGCCATATCATTTGCGCATTTAATAGTTTCTTCTAAATTCATTTGTTTCTCTCCTCTCTAATCATCCACCAATATTCGGACAAATACATTCCCATTTGTAATCGTCAAAATTAATCTCTTCGTCTTTTAAAATTTCACCATTTATAATTTCGACATTTCGATTGAACTGCATTCCTTTTTCAAATCCATATATCTTCATATCCACTAAATACTTTTTAGATGTTTTTAACAGTTCTTCTGAATCAATATCATGTGCAAACTTTGAGTCAAGCGCTACAGTGACAATATCTTCATCTTGATAGTCAGAGAAAAATTCATCAACTCCCAAAACAAAACCTCTATAAGTATTTTCAATCCAGTATGTTTCATCAGAAGTAATATCTCCAAACTTATTTAAAGATAATGAATGCCCAGCACCAACAGGTTTTAATCCTTTTAACATAAATTCAATCACATTTTTCTTTTTTCCTCGGACTTTTAAAGTCCCTCGACACCAATTTGGCATTTGCCTTCTCCTCTCTAATCAATTTCTGCGATACTTTCTACGAAGCAGTTGTAGTAAATATATCTCTTACCTTTGTAATCAAACTTGACATATCCACCGTCATTTGTATCAATATCAATTTTTCCTTTATATTCAGCAATCTTCTTACCGTCTGCCGTGTATACTGTAATGACTCTATTCATACCGCCATTCCAATCGCTTTTCATATCAACGATTTCTCTTTTGAATCCTGCGCATCCTGTCATTGATCCTAAGCAAATCGTTACTCCTAAAACCGTTGCCAAAATTTTCTTTCTCATTTATTTTTCTCCTTCTTCTTTATAGTAATATCCATACAAGCAACAATCTCCAGAATCCCATGTGTCGTAATAACAACCGTCTGAAATTGCAACTACATGATTCGCAACATTTACCAAGTAATTGCCTTGTTTGTGATCTTTTGCAAAACTTTCAACTGTTGGTCGTTTAGATCCTTTTCGGTTGCTAATACCTTGATAAGCAAACCCATTATCGAATAAATATTCTTCGTAACATTTTCGCTCCGATGGCATACACTGCATATCCCTTGCGTATGGTAACAAATCATCAAATGTTGTTAACCATTCTTTATCAAGCACTTTTGTTAATGCTCTAATCACGCAATCTGAATGATTGTCTTTTGTATCTTTATCGTTTGGTTGATAATATCTGTAAATTTTATTTGACATTTTTTCACTCCTTCATATTTCATTTCTTAAAGTTTATCTCTCACTTGTTGAATATAATATACCACTTCTTGCACATAGTGTCAATACAAAATCTTCAACTTCTTGAATATTTTATTTTACATCCTGTATGTAATATGCTACAATATAGATGTGGAGGTATATCATATGATAAGTTATCAACCGCTTTTCGTTACTTTAGCGAAAAAGAGTATGACAAAATCTGATTTGCGAACCGCTTTAAATATGGGGTCTGGTACAATTGCCAAGATGGCAAAGAATCAGTATATCAGTCTCGAAAACATTGACAAAATTTGCTTATATCTTGATTGCAAAGTTGAAGATGTTATCGAGGTCATACCAAACGATTAACCAAAAAGACTTTAACCATTTAGGTTGAGGTCTTTTTTAGTGGAAACAACAGGAATCGAACCTGTGTCGGCAATTTATATGTGATGAAAAATTAAAATGTAAATAATATAAAAATACTTATATGGAGGTAGAAAAATGAATGTTTATGTATTTGCCTGCTCTACCAACTGAGCTATGTTTCCATGACTGGCATTATATTTCAAATGCCAGTTTTATGTTTGTGAAATTAATTTTTGTAGATGAATTTATTCGTTATTTGCGAGCATTTTTCATCTGATCTAATATGACTTTAGCTTCTTGCTGTCGCTCTTCTTGCTCCATATGATAATCCAATGTTTCTGCACTAGATTCATACGCAATAGCAACGCCTTTGGCTTGTTCGCTAAGTTTCTTTGCTCCTGCTCGAACCTCTTCCAAACCTTCCTGAGCAGCATTTGAACTATTGTATTGGTCTAAATTTTTCTGCAATTCTGCAATCTGCTGATCTGCTTCCATCTGGAGAACCACAGTATCTTTTTCACCTTTTAACTTAATGAGCTGATCATATGCTTGGTTTTTAATTTCTTCTTGTTTATCTTTTGTCGCTTGCAACTCTGGGATTTTCTTTTCGTACACTGATTTCTGTGCCTTGAGCGTGGCTAATTTTTGAGCATAATACATTGCTTTTTTATCATCATTGTTATCAATATACTGGTTGATCATTGCCTCGGTTTTAGAAATTTCTTCTTTTGTTTCTTTGAGGTCATCTTCCATTGTTGCCAATCGACCAGCTACCATTGTGTATGTACCCATTGTTTTCTGGTAGAAATCCTGCTTATCTTTAATTGCAGTATTATATCTGGCTCTTGCTCCCTCTGGAGTCATTGCATTTTCTTTGATTTTTTCTGTAACTGTTCCAGATGCCACATTTTTAATCTGCTTTCCATTTTTAGTAAATTGTAAATATGCGATAATCGCTACAATTACACAAATAATAATAATTGTCATAATAATTACTCCTATTAGAACTCACGGTAATCTGCTAGCTCTGGTGTTCCAAGATTTTCATTATCTGTAGATTCTACTTCTTTATCTTCAGAAACAAAATCTTTTAGCATCTTTGCAAGATCAACACCTGTAGATCCTTTAACACCATCTGATACCTGATTCACAACATTCATAATATCTTTTGTTAATTTTGTTGTATTTCCTTCTCCATACATAGTGATACTTCCTACGTTTCCTAATGGCGCAGCTGCATTTTTAACTGCTTCTGGGAACATCTGGCACATCATTTCTACGATAGAAGCTTTACCCATCTGCTTCATAGCTTCGGCTTTCTTTTCGATCGCTTCTGCTTCAGCAATACCTTTTGCTTTAATCGCCTCAGCTTCTGCTACACCCTTTGCACGAATACCTTCAGCTTCCTGCTCCATAGCATATTTTGTAGATTCAGCTTCTTTTTCTTTGGCATATTTGTTAGCTTCAGATTCTTTCTGTTTCTTGTATAAGTCTGCATCTGCTTTCTGCTGTGAAGCATATCTTTCAGCCTCTGCCTGCTTCTTGATCTGTGCATCTAATGTCTGCTCTGTTACCTCAACGTCTTTGCGTTTCAGTTCAATTTCCTTTTCCTGACGCATAATATTAGCATCCGCAGTTACAACTTCAATTTCTTTACGTGATTTTTCTTCCTGGATCTTGTATGCTGCATCTGCCTCAGCTTTCTTTGCTTTTGAAATCTTTTCAAGTTCAGATTTTTTAATCTCCAGATTGTTATTCTTTTCTGCAATCGCTGTTGCTGACTCTACCTTTGCATCATTTGCTTCTTTTTCAGCCATTGCTTTTGCTTTTTCAATATCTCTTTCGCTTTCAGCTCTGGAAATCGCAGCCTTCTTCTTGATTTTAACAACATTATCTACACCAAGATTTTCAATAACATCATTATCATCCATAAAATTCTGAACATTAAAACTAATAATATCTAATCCCATTGCAGCAAGATCTGGCTTCGCATTTTCTGTAACAAGCTGTGCAAATTTCTGACGATCAGAAACCATTTCTTCGAGACTCATCTTTCCAACGATCTCTCGCATATTACCTTCAAGGACTTCTCTTGCGACCTGTCCAATATTGCCTACTGGCTTATTTAAGAAGTTTTCTGCTGCAAGTTTTAATCTTTCTGGATTACTGCTAACCTTTACATTGACTGCTGCATCTACATTGATATTGATATAATCTGCTGTAGGCACAGAGCTTGATGTCTTAACATCAATTGGAATTAACTCAAGATTAAGGTGATCTGCTTTTTCAAAGAATGGGATTTTTAACCCTGCCTTACCAATTAATGTCTTAGGTGTCTTTCTAAGTCCAGAAATAATATAAGCTTTATCTGGACTTGCTTTGACATAACCGCTACCGATAATAGCTCCTACGCCACCTACCGCAATAACCACTGGTACCACTGTTCCAATTACTTCAATCATAAATATCTCCTTTGTTATAAAATTTATTTATCACAACACCATATATAGATGTCATAATCTTGTTATTAAATACATCCGCCACAAGAATTAGTGCGAAAATCCTCTTCGTTGATTGCCTTGAAAATCTGACGCTGAGCATCAATATCTGTTGTAATTTCATCTAACCAATACTTATTAGCCTCAATCCACTCATCTTGTTTCAGTCCGTCATAATATGATTCCCATTCTTCAACCCATCCCTTGAAATACCATCGCTCATATCTTTTATATGTATTCATAGGTTCTGTGCGTAAGTCTTCTGGAATCTTATCGGTAACATCTTTACCATCAACATAAAGCTTCCATTCTCCAATACAGAGTGCAAAACCACGACCTGTCCATTTTGCTTTAACTTCCATATTTCTCTTCCTTTAAATTACTGTTTTATGTAACACCCACCCGTCAAATATGACGGGCAGGCATATTATCTTAATCTTCTAAAGAGTCAATCATTGCACGTAATTCTGCTTCTGACATCTTTTCAATAGCTTCATCCTGTTTCTTGGAAAGAGCATCAATATATTTTTTCTGTGTTAGTTTCTTATTAATGCGTTCTTTCTCAGCAAGTTTCTCATTGCGTTTTGTTGTAAAGATATATCTTACAATACCAATCGCTACCGTTAATTTTTGATCAACATTTGCATCATCCAACAGACTTTCTTCTGAAGATTTAACTTCCTGGTCTTTCAGATTTTTGTATACAACATCTAAATCTTTATCGGATAAATCCCATAAATCTTCTACGGATAACTCACCTTTTGTAGATGGGAATCTCATCTTGTTTCTTGTTGCAATTTCAAATAAATTTTCTGTTGTCATAATTCAATCTCCTTTGTATATTAAAATTTAATTTTAAGAACTCTTTCAGTAGCGCCTTTGACCTTGACGATCATATCATCTCGTTTTGTAGAACTAAATCCAATTCCTGATAACTGGTTCGGATCATCTGCGACATGCATCTTACTTCCTAAAGCCTCGAATACTCTCTTATGCTGTACTAATTCCTGCTTCAAAAATTCATTGAAGAATCCGTTTGGAGTATCTTCATTTACACATCCATTTAGCATGAACAGATAATGTTTGTGTCCAATTCCTGTCTGTTCATCCCAATAGTTAGGCGAATAACACATCACTGTTACTGGAACAAACTGATTTGTATTGATACCCCAGATTTCTCTTGAAGATGTTGTTGATGGAAGTTTTTCTTTGATTGTGAATACTCCATCTTTTAATGTAACTGTAGCCACTGGTACATTTTCATCCTGTCTTAAAAGTTTGTCGTACTCAAATTCGTAAATCTGACCATCAAATTCAATCTCTGCTGTAAATCCAGATGTACCGTTCACATGATGATAATTGTGTACAAAAAATTCATAGTCTCCATCAACCATCTTGGATTTGTCTGCCCATGTGATATTTTCTACGGCTGGTTTCCCTTTAATCGGATCAATTACATCAACATCAAGTCTGCCTCCTGTTTTTCTATCTAGCATATGACTAAAGAAAATATGCTCACAAGGTGTTTTGCAATGTGCATCAAAATCATCTCTGTTCCAATCTTTTCCTGCATTCCACTGAATTGAAAATCTTAAAACTCCATCAACTGCACCACCTGCGTTCTTAACTCTTTCTTTCATTTCACTGTCTGTCATATTTCCTGAGTATGCCCAACTGAAAGGATTTCCCCATTTCATCATATTCTTAGCATCTTTATTTACAGGTGCGATCAGTGAAACCATATTCTTCTTGTGACGATTTTCAAACAGAACTTCTAATTCTTTTGCCGTTGGTAGAACATCTGATACAAATTTCTCTGCACTAATCTCTTCTACTTTAGAAAATTTCTTAGGATTTACAGCGACTTCTTTACTCATCTCGTCAAAAATATCTAAGCCACCCTGAATACGTGGTGCTGCATCACGATTACAAAATAGAATGTTATTTACAGTAATGTCATCAAGTCTTGCAAATCTACGCTGTAATGAATCCATATATCCTAAATCGGTTACAGTTTTCTTTGCATCCTCAAGCATTTTCTTTGTAAAGATTGCTTTTGGTCGTTTGTAATTAGCAGGAGCTACAACATTTTCATAAGCTTTTACTGCATTATCTAAATCCATACCTTCGCTGATATTCACAAGTAATGTACCGATGCTATGGTTTCTAATACGACCAATTACATCTCCGATTGTCATGGCTTTTGCCCATGTGTATGTATCTTTCTTTTCATCGGATAAACCATTGTATTCTCGCTGATATTTTCTAAAGTCCTTTAAGACTCTCTCCCATTCCTGTCCTCTATAAAGAGTATTTGAAGCGATCAACTCTAATACTGTATCAACAGCTTCTTCTGTGATTTCATCAAGTGATCTTTTAAATACATTTTTTCGATCTCTGACTTTTGCTTTTGCTGTAGGAATATCAGATTTTCTCTCTAGTAATCTCTCTGGAATTGGCGTATACATATGAGTCCATTTAATAATCTGCTTATCTTCTGTATACTCATTTGTACTTTTTACTCCAACTGTATTTGTGAAATGTCTCCAAATATCTTTGATTGGTTTTGATTCTACATATGTTCTTAAAGCATCAACTACTGGCTGAAATACAGCATCCTCAGTGTCGATCTCCCAGACTGTATGAATCTTGCCATCAACAATTGTGACAGCTCCACCGATTGTTTTAATGAAGTTTCGGCAATGCCCACAATCGTACTCTCGTCGCTTGCGATACATTTTGTTGGTTCCTTCGAGAAAACTACTCAAATATACTTCCCAAAGCTCATCCTTATCAATGTCGGTTTCATACAATGTAGAATTGTTTCTCTCTACATAGTCGAGCATTTTATTTAAACGCTCTGATAATTTGTTTAAAAAGTTGCTCCAATTTTCATTCATTGGTGTGCACATAATTTATCTCCTTTTCATTTTGTTATTTAATTGCAACAAAAACTTCACCATTCTTATTGTCATTAATATAAATTTCCTTGCCTTTAAGCTCTGGGAAATATTTCTTTACAAGTTTTTTAAACTCATTTGCAAGTTTAGAATCACTTGGAGTGTAGTGTACTTTGTCACTTGAGAACTCAGCAATACAATCTACTGTTGTTCTTCTTAAGAACTTCGCATGAAGTAAACCTTTTCTTTCCTCTTCTCTCCGCTTGTCCTTCTCAAGAATCTCTTCCAATTTACATAAGTTTTCTGTGACCTCAATACAGCTGCTTGGATATTTCACATATTTGTTTGTCCAAAAATCAACTGCATCATGAGTGTCTGCATTACCAAACAGGTATTTTAATACACAAGTCTTGAAACCTTCTTCTCTGTTAAATCTGTCGAACCTGCTTGTATAAGCAACAGTTTCAGTACCGCAGTTCCAAACCACCTTAACCATACCTCTGTAAAATTTAGCCTTAGTTACTGGTTTACCACCTCTTTCGAGTGGCTTACCATTACTATCTAAAACAGGTTCCCTAACTGTCATCTCTTTGTCTACATAAATAACTTTTTTGATTTTGTCTTTTAATTTTTCTGTATACATATCTTTCTCCTCTTCGTTTCCTGCAAGTTTATTCATGATTTCATCAATTTTTTTTGGCGAGAATGTTAAAGTTGCACTCATTTCACCATTCCAATCAATATGTGTTGGTGCGTCTGCTCGTAATCCACGTTCAGTTTCGGATCCTCCACAACATTCTTTCCACCAATTCTTTTCTGCTTCTGACGTTGCAGTAATTGGTTTTTGCTGATAGTGTGGCAGAGTAGACACTCTTCTTTCTGAAAGTGGTGGTGGGGCTAATGTTCCAATTTTTATTTCGTCAGCTAAAATCGTACCTGTATGAATCTCAAGATCCTCGTTCATTGTTTGAAGTGGATAGGTCTTCCATGCTGTCGGTTCACCAAACAAGATCGTTTCCATCTTATTCTGATTTTGTTCATAAAAGGTAATCATTGCTTCATCTGAAGAAATGCTTTTTGTTCTATACTGACTTTTATCATAATCAAACGGAACAATAATCACTGCTGTACCGTCTCTCAGAAACATCTCTATTGGTTTGGCATCGCTGCAATCATACGATTTCCATATATAGTTATCCTTCTTTCCAAAATACATTGGCTTAATTTGGTAATTGATCATTGTAAATGGAAGTTTTTGGTACGATATATTTTCAATTCTAAATGTAGCAATCATACTAGACGTACCAACAATAACTGCGTCTCCTACAATTCCTTTATATGTACCATCTGCTTCTTTATAAGTGTACGTTCTACCTTCTAAGTCCTGTATCCAAACGCCCGTTTTATTTTCATCCATTCTTTATCTCCTCTCTAAGCTGACGCACTCTGTGAGGCAAAATATTCTGCTAATTTCTTTGCCAGATATAACTGTCCTTTGCCAGTCACATATGTCTTAGTGATCAACTTGCTTCCATTCTTAGTTTCTACTTCGCTTTCTGTTAACTTGAAGATGCCCTGCTTAACATATCTTTCATATGGTGTGTTATCTGACATGAGATACCCTTCTTTTCTTAACCACGCAAACAATTTGTTTCTACCCATATGAATATCTTGATTTTCTTTCTCAAGAAGCTTTGCCATTGTTTTCATATCAACCATTGTTGGTGTGGCACTGACCGTATTGGCAAAATCGACAAGTGGCTTCTGTTGACTGATAACTTCTTCTTTCTGAGCTAATAACTCGTCCTTTTGTGCCAAAGTGTTTTGCATAATATTCAGTGCTTTCGCCATGATGGTTAAATCATCATCTTCTTTTTCAATCGGAATATATCCACCTGTTTTGCGTATCTGCGGAAGAACCTCGGATGTAACCCAGCGTTTAAACCGATGAAGCTTCTCGATTCTTTCTTCAATAAGGGGGTCATTTTGTGACACCCCCTTTGCTTTTGCAGGTTGCATCATAAATAGTAATGCATATAATCCAGATTCATTAATCACAGTCATCGTCTGCTTTCCACCAGCTGTCTGAATTTTGATCATCATCTTATCTGAACTATCAATTCTACTTAAACTACGTTTATGATTCGTGTCTCCAAATTGTCCGCAAATATCTTTCCCGACAAACCAAGGTTTCCCATCAATTGATACACCTCTAATATTGTTAAACTCATCGTTGTTAAAAATAATTGTGTCTAACACTGTTTGTAATTCATTCTTTTCTTCTGTCATTCAATACCTCCTAAGTTATAATTTTACATTTTAATTTTGCACAAATGCCTGTGCAAGTCATCATATATAATAATGAAGAAACTCTACCCAATTATATTCTGGATCAGCTCATAATACTTTGTCCTGCCGACATACGACTTATGTTCTGCATCTTTTAATTCTTTCTTCAAAGTACATATGTCTTTCTGATTATCCATGCAATTCTGCATCACTTCTATGTATCGAATACAATTCTTGATCTTTCTATGCAATTCTTGTAAGGTTTTAAGATACCCAACAATCACTGCACGTTTCGCAGCATCAATCTTTTTAAACTCAATCGCATGAAGAATATCACTTCTGGCAGAATCGGCATATGATAATGCCTGTTCTAACTCAAACTTCTTTTCTCCTAATTGATCTGAGTCATATGCTAAAAGCCCTACTATAGCTCTTTCCTCAGTCTCTATGTTGTCGATCAATGTATTATCACATTCCCAATCCATAAAGCAATTTCCATTACCTTTACGCATTATTTCACTAGATTCCATAGGTTTTCCAACTTTACCTAGCTCAATTTCTCTGGCATGAAATCCGTCTTTCATCCACGTATATTTATGCTTCAAACCTAAAATGTGCTTTGCTTGCTTAGAGGTAAATTGAGTAGCTTCAGACTTACGATTATCACGAACGTATTTATTTCTTGCATGATCTCTTTTCACATAGAACTCTCCATTCGTAATTATGTATTTCATACATCACTCCTGTATTTAATTGTAGTTTTTTGGAAAAATTTTCATATTGACGAACATATTTAGAATTGTTATAATGATTTTAAGGATAATAATATCCTTATCTCTTAAACAATTCTAAATATCAAATTCGATTTTCTATCGTGCTGCCAACACGGTAGATTCAAAAAATCTTTTTTTGTTATCTATGATTTGTTTAGTTGAAATTTTTAGTTTGTGTGAAAGTAGAAGTTTTACCAAAGACTTCTGCTTTCTTTTTTATTGTCTGTATTTTTATTCCAACATTGTATCTCTCTTTGTATGTAAATTGCAGGCATTTGATTATGTCAAATATGTCGTCCTGCCTAATATGAGAGAACAAATTCTCATCTTGAATAAATTCGATCCAATGATATGAAAGATCTTTATCTTTGCCATAGATCTTCATCTTTCTATCATCTGCTCGAATCTTATATTCACTCAGAAACCACGATGACATTTCTGATGAGTGTAAATCAAGTACATCAATATGCATTTGATTTGATTGATTCGCTACCAATGTTTTTAATATTTGATTGTCCATACATATACCTTCCTTTATTCTGTCATAATTTGATGTACACGATAATTCTTATAGTCCTCATCTTTATATAAATAACCAATAGTTTTACCAATTACAGTTTGACGATCACTAAATTGTTTCTTTTTTAATCTATATGATATATAATAATTATAATAAAATTCAATTGCAATTTCACTAAATTGACGTGCGATTATAGATCGTGCGATTCCTTCTTTTGATTTAATATAATATAAATCTGCAATTGCCTTGATATCCATTTTAGATTTTAAATATTGTATAAAACCAGAATTAATAACATCAATGGTTGTCAATTTCTCATAAGATAAAGTGTTACCAGTTAATTCTAATTGAGACTGCACATTATTATATATCCTCTTTTGCTCTGCTTGATATTCTTCTATATTATTACATTTTTTTCGTGGTATTAATACAAAATCATGATATATATTCGTATCTCCCATTTTCAATTTATATTCATTCAATGTCTCGATAAAATCTTTGGAGACTGGTTTTCCAAAAATTGTTAAATCATTTTGATTAATATCTGAGAATTTTAGATTTCTTAACTCCTTTCCATTTATCCCATTATATAAACTCACAATATGAAATCTAGTATTCAATTTGGTATCGGCTGATGCATTGCACGACATCAGATTCGAAATAAACGCATTTATTTTATCTGGTGTAACATAATTAACATTAACTCTATTTGAAAAATATATATCAACTGCTAATTGCAAGTTTATAAATTTATCATTAACAAATGGATTATATTTAATGTAATTTTGTTCATATGCATAAGTATATAGTTTAACGAGCTGGTCATATCTTTTTTTAATAGAATTCATACTTTTGGTTTTTTTACCTCTAGTATCTGATAATATAGCCTCTTGGATTGTACCTGGTGCATACGTTAACCCAGATTCATTGTCGTCCGCAATATCAGAATCTAACAACCAATTCCATGTTGGGCGACGTGATTCTGATACGTGAGAATCTATATAATTTTGTATCAATTCTTTATTATTCATAATATTCTCCATTTCTAGGATGCCATTGCATTCATGTACGATAACATGCCGTTTTGTATTAAAATGCCATGTCCTATTTTTAACATTAAAGATAGATCAGATATTCTTCCCCAATACTCTAAAAGATTATTCTTTGGAATTGTTCTTCCTTGCTCTAAATACACCTGTGATACCATTTTTAATCCATTACTGGTATTTGGATAAATGGTTACATGTGTCGGTATCCAGTTCCTTAATTTTTTTGTAATTGGATACACGTTAATCTCTGTGCTCGTATTATTACAAATATTATTAGAATATACGATGACTGGTCTTTTCCCATGCAAGATATGACTACCTTCAATTTTCGGCAAATCTGCAAAATATATTCCCCAAACTTGAGGATTTTGATATTTGCCATATACATATTCTTTTCTTTTTCTGTTATCGTTTCCTTTTCTTTCTTTGTTAGTATATCCGTTCATTTTTACGTCCCTCAACTTTCCCCAGTTGCATTTTTTGTTTTCATGAATTAAATATACCATACTTTTTGCACCCTGTCAATAGGTGCAAGAAAGAAAGTTAATTTTTGTTGTGAACAAAGAATCTCTACATTTCTTATTATAATGCTACCATAGAACAAAATCAAGATATTTTTCGAACAGATGTTCTCTTTTTGTTCGAACACTTTACTTTGTGCTTACTTGGAAGGGGGAAATACTGTCTAACTTTATGAGGCTTACTCAGTTTCCACTTCTTTTCCTCAAAGTCATAGTCGCAAAAATCAAGCACTTCGCCCACACATCCATCATTATATTGGTAATCCACGATAACAGGATATGTTTTATATCTCATATAACGTGATGCATTATCTGGTTTTAGTGGTGGAATCTCTGCTGAAATCCACATAAGATTCTGGTTTGCTTTCTTTTCTTCCTTATTTTGTCTAATCGTATTTATCTTCATACAAAATTCTCCTATAAAATCCTAATAATTTGTTCGTAAATTGCAATCGCATTATCTTCTGGAAAGTTCTGGTTCACATGCATATGCCCAAAGAACCATTTTTGATAAATCACTTTGCCTTTTATTTGCTGTAAATAATCCGTTAACTTGTCAGATTTGTACACTCCTGATCCTTGATCCATTTGTCTTAAAACAGATGTGTATGGACTATGTGTAATAACGTAATCTACTTGGAAGTCATTTTTCTCTAAATTCATCACACCTTCTGCCATCTCTTTATCAGATGGCAATTCTTCTTTCCACCAGCTCACATGATTAATCCTAAACATTTTGTCATAATCTCTGTACCATTCATTAATTCTTGGATCGTCTGGCTCTAAAATTCCATCTTGCACATCATGGGAACTGGCACCGCCAAATGTAAAGAATTTCTTTCCTTGAATTTCAAACACCTGTCCACGCATAAGATGAAATACAGAGTCTTTGATCTTGTGAATCTTTCCGCCACACCATTTCTCTACAGGATATTGATATAAGCGGTCGTAATTTTCATGATTCCCACATACAAACAATGTAGTAAATGGCTTGTTATCTAACCATTCCAGATTATATCGTTCTTCTTTTGTGTCATGCCACAGTCCAAAATCTCCGCAGATAATCACATAATCATCTTTGGTTAACTCAACTCCCTCTGGGAAAGAACGACTGTTTAATCGAGTCATCCAATCCCCATGTGTATCTCCTGTTACAAATATCATACAATTACTCCTTCCAATAACTCTTCTAATGCCTGCATATTATCTTCATGTACTCTATCATCTTGATCTGCATCATCTTTGCCAGTCTTATAAGCAAACTTGATAATCTCCATAACTCTATCATAACTCACATTAACAACATTTTCCTTCAATCCGTTAAAAGCCCCACTGATAATTTCCTTGTATGTCTGCGCAATATCATCAAACAATACATGAGTTTCTTCCTCTGTGATTGTTGCATACAGAAATGTCATTGCAGGGCTACTATGATTCAATAATCTCATAAGTGTATACAATACGTTCTGATCATCTTTATGATCGACAAGTGTCCAATACACAAAGTTCTTTCGTAATGTATGCGTACCAATATTGTCCTCAATTCCAACTGCTTTAGCACCTTTTTTAACAAAATCCAAAGCATTTGCTTCAGTCATGTGTCCTGATCCAGACTTACATGTTCCAAAAACATAATCATCCATTGGCACTTCGCCATCAATCTTGACATCATATTTAGTTCCTGCAACAGCTTCAAAGAAAATATCCACTGCTTCAGTTACCAAATCGTTAAAGTATACAGTTCTGAATTTCTTTGTTTTCTTTTCCTGCTTACGAGTCTTATCGTCTAATAAATCGCCCCATTTGAGTCTAACAATATCAGAGATACGATATGCTGTATTGTTTCCAACTGTAACCAAAAGATTGTTTCTGGCAGCTACATATCGTTTGTACTCTGTGTACGATTTATCAATCTGGTCTCTAAAATATGCATTAAAGGCTGCAAATTGTTTTCTGTCCTTGATCGGATACACTAAAGATGATACGCCTTTTTGTTTGTTAGATCGAGTCCATTTAGGACTTCCATCCTTACGTCTTTTAATCTTTGTTTCAGATTCTTCTGCGTTATTATTGTTTACTGTTTCAATAACTTCAAACTGTGTTGCTGCCATAATAATCTCACCTCTCTTAGTTATTCTTACACTCTCTTAATTACTTTTTCTATTTCCTGTGCCAGCAGAAAATCATTTATTGCATTTTCATCGTCAGTAATCAATGTATATTTCCATACTGGTGAACCATGATATGATATATCTTCAACCTTAAATAATCCTCTTTTACCAGTGTTATTTTCTCTATGATCTGACTCCAATAACTCTGTATGAATTCCCCAACTATCATATAGATGTCCATCGTATAGTATTTGAGCCGCAGCTATTAATATATTATATTTACTCACATCAACCTCTGTATTCACTGTTCCGTATAATTTCATTGTTCCAATCTCCTCTCTAATTATTGCACTGTTCACGTACTTCTGGTCTAATTTCTACTTCGATTAATTCCATAATTCTCACTCCTATTCTCTAAATTTAGGCAAAACAAAAAGAAGCCCATAAGCTTCTCAATCTCATTCTGTTATTCAATTTCTACAATGGTCTAATAATATCAGGATTCATGATCAGAATACTATCACAATCCCAACCGTAAAGCTCATAATATAACTCGTAATCACCTTTTGATAAATTAAGCTTAATTGCATCAACTCCACCTTCGACCATCTTCTCAAAATCTGGCACAACGCCCATTTTATCAAATAAATATTTTGGGAGATAACCCGATAGATCTTGAGTTGGAACCTGCTTTAAATCGGCTTTCTCTGTCCATTCAACAATATTTGCCGAATCATCCAATGTAAATTTAAAGTTTTTGTCCAGTTTATCAATTCTAAAATCATTATCAATACACCATTTCTCCCACGGCTGATCCGCCTTTATATCCGATGCCCATAAACCGCCAAATGGTTTGTTAATCATGTTTCTGTTCACAATTGACATAAACAACTCTTTCTCAAACTTATCACTGCCGTAGTGAATATAAATATTTTCTGACATTTTTCCATCCTTTCGTCAAACTTATCCCGTCATCTGCTTTTCAAAAAGCTGTCTTTCCAACGCACCGAAATCATAGTCACGATCACACTCCAAACGTGCAAGGTTTGTTACCTTGGACTTTTGTTTAGCGTTCTTCTTAGCCTGATTACGTTCCCAGTTTCGTACTGCTGCCTTCCAGTCTTGCATTTTGCTATTGCCCATCATCCAGTCTTTGGCTGTGTAATAATCCACAAACTCTTCTGGATCAATTCCATTGTGTCTCTGCTGGCAATATCTGGAGACTTGCTCGCAATCAGGCGGTGTGAATCGCTTTATATTATTATTATTATATTTATTATTATTTTTTACTTTCTTTTTATGTGTCGCTTCTGTGTCGTTTTGGTGTCGTTTCTGTGTAGCTTTTTTATCCACAAAACCTTGATAAACACTGTAATTTACTATGGTTATGACTGTCTTTTTAGTGTCGCTTTTTACATGTATGATACTGTCGTTTTTCAGTGTCTTTAAAAATTTGACAACCTTTGAATTACTCCATCCCCATCGATCACACAATCTTCTGATCGAAGTAACTACCGATCCTAGCTCAACTGTTTCTAAATTTCCATCAATGTATTTCGATTGATCATTATATCCTGCGAGAATCAGTAAGTCAATCATTGCTTGCCCTCTGGCAAATGGTTTATCTTCCCATAACCAGTGATCTGTAATTTTTCGATGGAGCTTAATCCATCCTGTGTTACTCATGGCATCACTCCCATCTATATGTGGAGATAAAATTCTCCTTTAATACCTGCATATATTTATTAATCTTCAACACAATAATCACGTTTAAATTCTTCATAAGTCATGACATGTTTCCTGCAATTGACACAAACCATATATTTGTTATGCTTATAAAGGCTTGTAATGTCTTCTCCATCTTCTTTTCCATTAAATTTGTAGAATTCTCTTCCTGATACATTAAAATCATTATATAATCCATCAGAACTCCCACAATATGGGCATTTTGTTATTACCATTCATTCCACCACCTATCAGATTTTCGTTTTATTCTTCATCAAGTTCCATATGATTTACGTCAACAGGATTCTCTAATTTCAGAATATCTTCCTTCTGTTCTACTAAAGCCTGTTGAGCAATTGCATTAATTTTATTCTGGGCAAAGGCTTCGATTTCGCCTTTTGCTTCTGTGATTGTTTTATCCATTTGTTCTTGAAACTGGTCGAAAATAAATTTTGATTCAGACTCCATTGATTTAGTGATTCTTCCTAATTTTTCCAGAATCATTTCTTTATCGCCCTTACTAATAGATTTCTTTGTGCTAAAAAGTTCCTTTAGTTCATTGTAAAATTCCTGTGCATCGTTCATATGCTCGTTCATAGAATCTTTAAATTCATTAGTAATCTGCTGCCTTTTATTAATAAAATCCGCTTCGTTAATACGTCCTTTGCCTTGTATGTATTTAATAGTACAAGGCACACCAGTTCCTGTATTCATTGATGTAATAACTTCTGCAAATTGAGACTGAGACATTGCAACTTCAACAATTTCATGTCCACCAACATACCAGTCCTCATTTAATCCTCTAATGACCTTTCCTTCTCTCAACACCATATGAATTGTATCATTATGCTGAATACTACTACCAAATAAATTACTATGCCCACCATGAGTACGCCTAAATGACAACATGCCAAATGATGGGTGTTTATATGATGTTCCAAGTGCATTTTCTGAGATTTCATAATCTCCTTCTTTTTTGATATTTTCTTCCATTTATTTCCGTTTCCTTTCTATCAAAGTTTCATTTTATTCTTTGCAAGCTACAATACAAGTTGGAGCGTTATACTTTCCAATATCCGCATAAAAATTATCCAATACAGATTCTAATTTCGTATACACCCCCGTCCCTTCTCATTCCATTTTCTGTCTTTACATTAGAGTATACAACAATATAATCAATAGGTTCATACACAACTGTCTCCATGTGTTTAATATACTGTCTAACACTACTTTCTACAGATTTAATATCGTCTGTTTCTGCACAAATACAACCATACGGAATCCAACTTTTAGAAACATTCTGTCCTTTATAAATAATCATTAAAGCTCGCTTTGATTCACATTCATTCATTAACTGCATTAACAGTTTAGATTTTCCGTTACCCTTTAATGTTAATATATTCATTTTTCCATCACTCCTTCTGATCAAATATTTGTTTCATTACTGCATCAGTTTTAGCCATTGATTCATCAATATCTGTGTCACACATAAGTTGGAACAAATCTTCATAACATTTTGAGCACAAATAAACTGTATGAGTTACAACATTAAACCCTAACTCATGTTCAAATAAAATTCTTTTCATACATCTATCGTCCTCAAAATGCTTTCCACATTCAACACACGAACAAAATTTATCACTTTCTCTAAGTTCTGCTACATTGTCAATTTTCATAATTATACCACACCTCTCTATTCTTCTGAAATAATTTCCACCGCAGCTTCATAAAATCTGTTGTATAAAGTTGCATTAGTTTTAATAAGCTGAGATTTAGGAATGCCATGAGCATATTCATCCCAGTTAACGCCATTCTCTGTCATCTTAGTGTAGATTTTCCGATAAACAGACGTTCCACCTTTAGATTTATTTCCAATATGATTAGCATAGTTAGTAATCTTGATCTTCATTTCTTCCCAATCAGGCTGTGCGTTCTCTTTACGGAACTGTCGCAGAAGTTTTTCCAATGAATTAACTAACAGATCAGGATACTTGTCATAGCAAAGATCAATCGTTGGCACATTACCTCTCTCGCTAATATTATACTTCTCTTTGTATTCTTTTCGATCCTGTTCCCACACAATCCCATATGTGTTAGTAAGATACCTATATGCCTCTCTAAGAATATCTCTAGTAGTGGTTCCTAGTTCGTCAGATTCTTTTAGAATATCATCAATGATAGAGTAGACATTAGATTTCCATTCATTAAGTTTGTATTCTGCGATAACACTTTCCGTATCCACTACTGGAATATCTTTCGTAGGTTTACCAATCTGCTTATACAGTTCTTTCCGCTCAGCTTTCATTTCTTTAACAATATCTGCCAACTGATTAAATCCCTTGATAGTAACCTTATACAGGCGTTCGTTGTTTCTTTCCATCTGCTTCATAAGTTCTGTCTGCTCTGTAAGAAATCGTTCTACTGTCGTTACAGGAGTTCTTGTTCTTAAATTTCCATGACGATAAACTTTGATAACATCCCATACCCAGTCTATAAAGGCGTTTGCCTTCGGTTGCCTGCTCCATCTACAAATTTCCATCACACCACGTTCGTTATAGAGAACTACTTGCCTAGTCTTATTATCAAGGGTTACCAAATCGGTAACCTTTGATAATTTATCTAGCCTATCTTTGTGTGCTGTGTGAATTTTGCTAAGTGCGATTTTAGGATCACTGTATTCCAGTGCCTCTCCGATCTGCTTTCTTGTCATCCAAATCTCGTCCTCAGCACTATAAAAATCACACGCTATATCGTTAAATTTTTCCGTTTTAACTAACTGTAGGTTCATTCTTCATCTTCCTTTCTAAACTGTCTTATTTTTCTCTACACTCATTATTTTTGTATAACTGTATTCCGTAAACCAATAGAAATAAAATCAACATTTAATTCCAACTATTAGTGTGCCAATCCTAATAGAAACCTATTCTATTCCTATTAGCTCTCTATGTATTAACACCCTATCCTATTAACAATTCTATGTCTAGTTAGTTATTAGTTTGTGTATAATAAATTTGACAAAGAACCGACCTGCCAAATCGGTTCTCGTCAAATATTTCCGTAAAATAAAAAGAACCTTCCGTTCGGTTCTTTGCCAAAATTATTACATGAAATTAAATCAGTTGGTAAATGAGCATTCCGAAACCCACAATAACCCATAATGTCGTAATTACTTTCATAGGCTTCATAATAGCTTCTAATATTTCCTCTAATACGTCTATATATTTGCTTAAATATACCTTATTATGTTCACGATTAATTTTTCTTAGCGATAACCAAGCTAGGAAAATAATCACATATAACACAAAAGATATTCCGCAGAACTGTTCAAAGAAATGAACAACCTGTTCTAATTCCATACTTCATCATCCTCATCTTCATTATCATATAAATTTTCCACTGGTGCTGTCTGCTGAAACATATCCGTTGGAGATAAGTTTCTTGCTTCGCACATTGCACAAAAGACTTTTAATACCTTATCCCACTCATGCTCCTGAATCCACTGAAGGAATGGTTTCTTTCCACGTTTCTTAACATCAATCTGGTATTTGTATTGTAAGTTCTTATATAATTCATTCCACATAACAGAGAATTGTGTTCCTGTTACAGCAGCCAACTTCCTAATTCCAGCGTTCATCTTATTGCGATCATCCCATGTTAAAATTTCCGCTGCTAATAGCTTATTATCATTCTGTAACTTTTGATTCTCTTCTTTGAGTTCTTTGTTTTGTGTTCGCAGATCTGTTACCATAGCAAGCTTGACATCTTCAGAGAATGATGGAAAATAGTGTTCAATGAACTGTGACTCTTTCCCAAAATCAACTGCACCGCCTGTCTTACGAATGTTTCTAAGATATTCTTTAATCTGTTTCTTCATCTGTTTTGCAATCGGCTTGCGTGACTGCATACACACTTCATAGAGTCCATCTTCTGTAAGAAACCAAAACACTGTTTTTGTCTTTCCATTACTATCTAACTGACCTAAATTTTGAGTGCTAACATTATTAGCACTTAGAATTTTAGTCTTATATTTTTCTTCAGAATCAATTGTTTCTAACATTTTATCTGTACGATATTTTCCATTATCTCTCTTACTATAATCAATCCATTCTGCGACATCTCTTGCTAAAAATAACGGATCTTCAATACTTCTATACAGATCAATTCGTCTGCCTAAAATTTCCGTTGTGTCAACAAGCTGCACACCTGCATCTACCTGTTCTTGTTCTCTCTGTTCTTCTATCGTGATATAATCGTTGATAAAAACATAATATCTAACACTCTCAGCAAGGCTTGAAGTTTCCATCAGCAAAGATAATCTGATTAAACATTTAAGTGTGAATACCTTAGCACCCTTATAACCGAATGAGATATTCAATCCGTTCGGATACGTTACCATGATTCTTCCCTTCTGTTTTTCCGTTGTTGCGTTCTGACCGTCAATGATCTCCTGTACTGTCTTAACTTCCATTCCATCTTCCAAAAATTCTTTACGATACTTCGTACACAATCGTTTGACTTCCTCAACATCTCCATCAAAGAATCGTGCTACCTGTTCTGTAGTGATATAATCTCGTCCAGGAAGCCACGGAATCGGCTTGATCGTAACCTGTTTCAAAAGTTCTGTGTTCTGTACCAGTTCATCTCTCTTTGCTTTATCCAAAATTGGATCGCAAGGGATTTCCATTTCGTTTAGATTCATAATTAATTCCACCTTTCTTATGTAAAAATTGTATTAAAAAAGACACTCTGGAATTTTCCATAAGTGTCTTAGTTACCTATATTAATTTGTATTCACTCTGATTCTAGTTCATCAATTTCTGGCGTATCGGAATGATCCATATCAAATAATATTTTCCATTCTATCTTCCATTCCAAAGATCGGAAAAGAACTTATAAATCCCATACAGAATAGCAACAAATGCTATAACCATTAAAATTCCATAACCACCACCTAAAATAGCTCCTAACATATATTCCAAAGTGTCCTCTGGAACGATAAATATAATTATTAATAATAAAACCAATGGCATAATTTACTCTCCTTTGCTCTGTTCTTTAAGTTTTTTGTTTGTCTTGTATCTCAACTAATATGTATATATTATCATCTTCTCTGACTGTAGTAAACAGTCCATAAAAATTACACTTCGCTTTCCTCTACCTCACTTGCAAATAACTCGTACTCATAGTCGTAACCACCGCCATCACAAGGAATATCAATATCTCCTGTATTAATCTTTTCCGCTACAATATTTCTTGCTTCATCCTCTGTTTCTGCTTTAATTTCAACTGATCTCTTATATGTTTCTACAACATCTATTATATATTTTTTCATGTAAATTTCCATCCTTCCTATTGTTTTTCTAGTGCTTCAATAAAAGTCTTATACATAAGAATATCTTGCTTAAGACAGTTCTCAAAGACCACTTTGCCTTTTTGATTAAGAAATAAATCAGAAGAAAGATTTTGTAATCGTATTTCATAATTTTTCTTTCGTCTATTTAATTTTTCCAACAATTCTTCTCGTGTTCCACATTGTCGGATGTCGGGACCTAAGCTACTATTTAATTCCATATCATTTCCATACCAATAGAAATTTCTTTTTGAGTCTGGGCTGCATACCAATTTACATACTACACCAAGACCATCTGGTTTGGTCGTTGTTCCATAATTTGATTCTACTAAAACTCTCATGATTATTTCCATCCTTCCTACGATAAAATTGACATTTAATTAGTTAATAGATCCATCTGCATTGACTAATCTATTTTCCATTTCTGTATTGTTATCTGCGATATTCTGCAACACGTAAAACAGTGAATCATCTTCTTTGGCTAATTTTCCACCGCTTTCGGATAACATTTCCATATCGTCTTTGTAATCATCTGCAAACGTGTCATAGTCCATTCCTAAAGACATATTAAATAAAATGTTTGCGATTCTTTTTACTTCATTATTTTCCATAACTAATCACTCTCCTATTCCTTAATCTCGTTTGCAATGTCGTTTCTTGTGCCTCTAATAGAGCATCCTTCTGTATCATGTCTCATCAGGATCTCGTAAATCTGTTCTTCCTCTTCCTCTGTTAAGGAAAAGCCTTCCCAGTATCCATAATCATTCTCTCCGTGGCACATAACAATTCCGATAATTTCTTGTCTTATTTCTGTATTCATAATTTCCGCTCCTATTCTGTCATAAAACTTTTCTTTTAACTCAAAAAGCGGTATCTATATCAGACACCGCTTTATACTATTTATTCCATTGACTGTCTTAAAGTTTCAATATTTTCTAACACCTCATTTAATGTATCAATCAAATTAATATTCACTGGCAAAAGTACAATAGCGTACCCATTATCAATAATTTTACATGGTGCTTTATTACTCATAATTTCCAGTATAAACGTGTCATTCTGAATAACTTTTAAGGCATCCAACATGAAGTTAGGATTAAATCCAATCATAAAATCTTCTGTTAAAACATTGTTCTTTGCATCAAGAAAATCCATTGATGATTCCTTATCTTTATTTTCACAATAAGACACTAATTTATTTTCTTTGTTATGTAAAAGCATTGGAAATCTTGAACTTTTAACATGATTTACATTATACTTTGTAATTTCCATTAACTCTTTTGTTGTAAGCTCTACTGATCCAGTCGGTTCAATTCCTTTTAAAATTGCATCTACATCAAAATACTTTCCAGTAACCATCTCTACAAAGAAATAAAAATCATTTCCAACAAACTGTACATAATCTTCATTTGCTTCGATCTCAACATTATCTTTATTCCCTTTTAGGCAATTTTTAAGCATATCATATGCTTTTAACGGAATATTAATTTCCGTAAATATTGTATCTCCAAACATATATTCAGATAAATCTTTCTGTAGGAATCTATACCCATCTAACACTGTCATTGTCTTGTTTTCAACATTCAGGTTGAAACAGTTCATCATTGGCTTTGCATCTGACCGTTCTTTATTAAATAATGAAAGATTTTCCATCATTTCAAAAAGATCGTTTCCTGGAATAATAGCAACGTGTTGTAATTTTTTCAGTCCATTGTACGTTACGTTGACTTCTGATCCAATAATACTCTGTACCTTCTTATCGGCTTTTACAATAAGCTTTCCATCATGTCTATGAAAATCAAAAGTAAAATCTTTTGCTTTCAATTTTGATATCTGTTTTAATTTAGCAAATGGCACAACGAATTTTCCAACATCGTCACAAGCACTATCTTTTACGACAATCATTCGTGCATCTGCTGTATTTGCAATAAACACTACCACGTTTCCACCCATAGATACAATACAATCATCTGTTACGCTATTCTTAATTGTTTTTTCCAGTTTGTTTACCACGTCTTTAAAATCCTTTGCATTTAATGTAAATTTCATAATCTATATACCTCATATCTTTCTATTAAATCTGCATTTTATTATCCAACTAATTCTAAGTATCCAGCTTTCACAAGATCTTCTTTTTGTGACAGTGGCTGCGGTACATACTGCATACCCTTTTCTCGATCATAGTCGTAATACCACACACCGTATTCTTCAATCGGTTCCAGGATATGAATTGCAAGGCTAACTTCCATCACGTTTACCGCCTGAACGCAAGCGTTCTTCATATCTTCTAAGCTACATAATGTACTGTATTGTGGTTTTAATTTTTCCACAAAATCTTCAAAGTCTAATCTTTCATATTCTTCTCTACTAACTTTCATTCGTTCTTACCTCGTTTCTTTCCATTAAAAAAGGAAGATACATTTCTGCATCTTCCTAGATTACTTTGTTTTATATTAAATTTTCCGTTAGTCAATCAATTCGATATAATCTGTGTCGATTAAATCTTCTTTATCTCTAATCGGATTCGGTTCATTTAATGTTCCCATTGTATAATCATAGTCATAATACTCTGCAAAACAATCTCTTAATGTTTCCAATAAATGAATTGCTAAATTATGATCTGCATTATTAACTGCATCAATTACATAATTTTGTAAATCATCTGCGGTACAAATACAATCATGTTCCATTGCTATTTCCATTACTTCTTCAAAACTTTTTGTTTCAAAATCCTTCTTATTAATTTTTAATACCATATTTTCCACCATCCTTATTCACATTCTTTTTTTCCGATAAGCTGAATAATGCAACCAAAATCTCCAGCACGATATACTCTAATTTTGTCTGCCTTATAATCTGCCATCAATCCTACATCGTCATAGATTTTTAGCCATGCCCTGAATCCTGATGATGTTTCAAATTCCATCTCTAAGGTATAGTGATCTCCGATCTTTGCGTTCTCATCCACAATATAAGCATTATATCTTCCATCGGAGCCAAAATTTAAGATGTTCGCCTTCAATCCATCTTTTGTTGTACCTACAAAAATTAAAGCTGCAATATCACTATCCCCAATAAATTCTCTATCGTATTCTTTATATGATTTCATAATTTCCACCTTCCTATTCTTCATAATTTTCTAAATCCCAATGTTCTTTTAAAAGCTGGATCGCAAACTCAGGATATCCCATAAAATAATAACTATCGTATGCTGATTCTATCTGATCTTCATCCCAGCTTTCGTCATCATATCCATTTTCGTCTGCCCACGTTTCAAAATCCATTGCCGTTTTCTGAAAATCTTTAACCTTATTACTAATCCGTTGCAAGTCATTCTCTTCAATCGTGATTAAAGGTTTTCCATAATCATCGTAAAGATCTTCCCATAAGTCGTTGTTCCATTGTGACTTTGGCTCGTGTTGGATATAAATGTTTGTTAATCCATTTACATTCCAGCCCGTTGTAGCAACTAATTTTCCAGTTTCTTTTTCCACTCCATAAAACATTCCAGGTTTTACACAAAAACCACCATATGAAGCGTGTCTGAAATGTTCTGGAAGAATCATTTCCTTAAATTCATACATAATTTTATCAACTGCCTTTCTTCCTATTTAGGACTTTAAATATTACTTGTTACTTTTTTAATTATACACGATAATTTCCATCGTGTGAAGTGGTGTGGTAGGAATTGAACCTACCAATAAAAGCACTCTTTTGTCTACCATACGCCACCGTTTTTCCGTTCCAATACGTCACTACTAGCAATCAGTAGTACAGTTTTTCCGTTCATTTAAAGTAACTATTAGCTTCAATAGTCGAGTCTTTCCGTTAGGGTGTATACTCATATCATCATGAGTAGTAAAAGCCTTTAATTGGCTATGTAACTAAATAATTCTGACGGATCTTCTTTTAAAATTTCCGTCATGCCGTTAATTGCTTCTTCTTGCGTTTTGTACTTCCGAAAAACTCCGAACGTATTCTTGAATAGCAAGAAGTATTTACAACCATGTAAGCTATCATCAATTCCAGCGTTCGGAGGATTTTCCGTGTAGTACAGTGTGTTGTACTTTCGTTCAATGTGACACGCTAATGCTTCCATAGTCGTTCTGCGACTCATTCTTTCCACCTACTTTCTATGCCATTGCAAGCTGTCTACTTCCGATAGCATTTTTTCCACTACGTTTACCTTCTTCCCATGATTCTTTTGCGTAGTAACTTCTTGTGTTTAGTCTGTTTTTTGTAGTTTTACAATCTTTTGTTCTTTCCTTAAAGGCTTCTTCTACTTCTTTTGGTGTCACGATCATCAATGCTGTACATTGTTTTTCCAAAATTTCTGCAATACCATCTAAAAATCCAATAAGAAAACAGTTCTTAATGCCTTTCCCGTAAAAACTGATTCCAATTTCTTTACATTCCTTTTTCTTCTTATTGTAAAATTTAGTTGCTAATTTATTACCCATATTAAAAAGATACTTGAAAGTTTCTGTTGCAATTTCTGCATCTGTTTTGTATCCATAAAATACAACAGTGGATTTTCCATAATAAAAATGTTGGCATCTAAAGTTTCTTGCAATGATCGTAGATAATCTATATTTCCATTTGTTCCCAGTTCCTACATTAGTACATTCTTCTGAAATATTTTCAGAATCTTCAATACCGCTGACTTCTTCCATAGAAATATGGTACTCTGCCATCAATTTCTGTGCCTTTAAGGCTGCCGCCTGGGCTTCTTTTTCCGATGGATTGTTCTTTGATAGTTCCAGTACATTCTTAATTTTATTGATAATCTTTTCTGTGTTTTCCATGATTCTCTATTCCTTTCTATTTATAATAAACATCTACATTGTTCTTATCATCGTGTGACCAACTAGATCCAACGTATTTTCCACTGTTACCGCAATCTTCAAGATCGTATTCACAACATAAGTCATTGTATTCATCGGGCGTATTACAAAAAATTTCTGTTCTACCATCGGAATAAGTATTTTTTACTATTATAATTTCCACCTTCCTTCTATAATCTTTCCATCAGTTCTACAGCTAAGATGTACGCTACATACTTCCACACATTCACGTAGCCGTTCAGATCCTCCAATCTACATTGTAAAACTGTATGAATCATTCCATCACAGAATCCTTTACTTTTAAGTTCTGCGATAAGATCTTTCTTTGCGATCGGTGGCAAGGCTGCGACTCTGATTTTTCCAATGTCAAAAGTGTTACGTTCTTCCTTTTCTACTGTCTGAATCACTACCATGTTTGTTCTTGTCATCTTTAAAATTTCCATTCTAGTGTTCCTCCTGGTTATCTTTTTTTGTAATTGTTATGTCGTAGCCTAACTTTTTCCACCATTCTTTTGTTCTTTGTCGAATATCATTTAAGTTATCCCACCACATATCGTTCAATTCTGGTACAATTTCTGCATAATCGTTTATATCTTGAATGACACCATATGATTCGCAAATAATAATATCGGGATATGATTTTACAGAAGGTATTGCCATATTTTCTATATTGAAAACATCAACCAATAATCCTACATCTTCATTATTTTCTACTTTAAAATAGGTGTACGTTCTATCACTGCTCGTATCTTCTACCATTGGCACAAGATCAAAATTTATTATCATTTTGTTTACAATGCTTTTCTTATCTTCCCACTGTTTTGCACGTTTCAATCGTTCTTCGTATTGCAAACAATGACTTTTTGTCGTAAATCGTTTTCCATCTTCTGCGATATATACAGTGTCTTTGATGATTCTTTCTTTCGTTTCAATCTTCATAATTTCCACACTTCCTTTCTATGCCGTTTCTTCTTCTTTTTCGTACTCTTCACGATCCTTATAGTACATATCTAACAGTTCTCTATACTTCTTTTCGCTGTCTGTCATGTACAGTTCGTTGACACTAGACCATTCATTCAAGCCCTTTTCTAAGATCATCACGTACTTTCTTAGCTTGATTCTGCCCCATCTCATGTTATTATTTCCAACATCAAAGAAATAGTTATCTAACATACAGCCTTCAAAACTATCTGCTAAGTAATCATCTAAAGTCATGCAAAACATTTCTACTGTATCATTATCAATAATCGTTCTATAATCTTTCATTTACGCCACCCCCATTGATTCTAATGCAAACATAAAAGCTACAACTTCTCTATCACTAGAAAGAATATCACCCCTATAATTATTAAACTCTTTAACAAAATCTAAATGACTTTCTATAAAAGAATCACCAGCTTCAAGTGCTTCTATATAACCAGCTACTCGATCATAGTTATCATATAAAAAGTCGTATTCTTCATTGAATTTTTCCAAAAATACCTTGATATTAATATTAATTTCTTTTCTCATAGTTCCAACCTTCTTTCTATCTGATTTTCCCATTATCTGCGATCGCTTCTACGTCATCACAGTAACTATTACAAGGATTCCATACACAATAGCTTGTTACGTGCTTTCCCTTGCGTACACGTTTGTTATACGCAAGGTAGTAACCTTTTCCATACGTTCCATGTTTACCTCCGGCAGAAACACTTTTAATAATTTCCACGTAAATAGTATGCTTTACAGCACGTTCACGGATCATTTTATCCGTTAGTTTTCCAGTGCTGATATACTTTACATTATAGGCGTTTAGATCGTATTCATGCCGTATATAATCGTTTATAAGCTGGATATTTCTATTCTTTGCCGTGATTTTTACGATCGAATCATCGAGCTTATTTCTAGTGCCGTGAGTATTAAATTTTACAGTGACAACGGTAGTCCCTGGATAGGCATATGATTCCTTGCGAACTTTCCAACAATAGCCGTCAACCGTGTCAATTGTGCCGTCACTGTTATAAATACCTTTAATTGTTCTGTACTTGCTTCTTTTTGTCTTTGCATACACTGTATTTTCCAGCATTAAAAAAGCCGTAAACATAATTACTACGGTTAATAAGATCTTAATTGTTTTGTTTTTTGTTTTCATTGCGTTCTGTACCTTCTTTCTTAATATTCAAAATTCGGAAATAGTTCGTATAAATCTTCTTCATCTATGTATTTTCCATTAATTGTGATACTAACGACATAGGATACAAAATATTTTCCATTATCATCTTCTAAACCATCATCATCTTCTTGTTTCCAAAAAGAAAAGCAACTACCACAAATACAAATATCTTTTGCTTCTAAATTGTTAATAAAATGCTGATTGATTTCATTAAGAACGAATTGTTCAAAATTGAAATTTTTTGCTTTTGCTAATGTGGATTTTCCCGTTAACCAGTCTGCATCTTTTCCACGTAAAGGATCAATAAGTTCTCCATGTTTATTCTCTTGAAATATGTCGGCAGAAATCCCATACAATTTAATTGTGTCAAGTTCTCTATATTTTTCAAAATTCATAATCGTTTACCTTCTTTCTATTTTCTTATTCTATATCTGTATCATCAAATCCAACGCAAGCAAGCATATAGACAGCGGTAATCATTAATAATAACGCTTCTAATATAAAGGCTTGCGGTATCTTGATAAATGTAATAATAGCCGTTACAATCCATACAATCGCAACGGCTATATCTGTTATAGCTGGTTTATGTAGTTGTGTCTTATTTTCCATTGTTCTTTCCTCCTGGTTTATTTAAATCAATAATAATCGTATTATTTTCGTCAACAAAACTTCCATAAGAAAATCCATTTCCCTTTATATCGTGACATTTTCTACCATTGGAAAGTATAGTAAGTTGATACGTTGCCTTTTGTAATCTGCGGATTAACTCGGTTATATTGTTTTGGCTCGCTGGAAATCCCATTTTCTCACAAATTTCTTTAGCTAAGCCCACTGTTTTATTTTTCTTTTCTGTTTTAACAAAAACATCTTTGCAACCCATCAAAAAGTAAAATCCATTCATTGTATTCATATCTTTCCACCTCCTACTCGTCAACTCTTTCTATCATGAAATTACCACCATGATATAAATTAAGTCCGTGATTTCCAGCAGTAATATACATATCATCATTGATTCCATCACGTTCTATGTCATCATCTGAAACAAATACACCCATATTTCCATCAGATTCTAGTTGATCGATCGCAAGATCTAAGATTGCACAGTAGTCCGTTGTAGGTTCATCAACTGTTACAAGTTCGCTAAAATAACTATAAATCACTCTGTATTTTGTCATAATATCTTTCCTTCTTTCTGCCCTTTACGGGACTTTATTTTTCTTTATAAGTTCAACAAAATAGACAAGCCGTGTTTTGACTTGTCTATATATTCATCAGCATATAAATATTGTTCCATCGTTCAAACACTCCTTTTATAACATTTCTTTTAACTGTGCAACGATAATTGCGTTCGTTGCTTCAGTTGCTAGATAATTCCAATTATCATTGAATTCTTCAATTTCATACATATCAGAAATGACATCGTATCCGATAATATAGTAAAGCATATTGGCAAGTTTTTCGGGATCTGAAATGTCGGTTGTTACTTCTCCGAAGTTTAATTCTTCGTAGTCCTTGACTTTCTCAATCGCTTTAAATACGTCATATTGTTTTAGTGCTTCTTTTGCTTCATAAGTACCGATAATATAATAATCAGTGTTAAATACTTCATCGTGTAAGTCGCAGTAATAACCGTCGTAACCACCTTCTAAACACTCAATAATATCGTTCATTGCTTCTTCTCTTGTAAAATATTTTTTTGTTGCTGTCATAATAATATACCTTCTTTCTTGAAATACCCGACTTATAAAAGCGGGATTTTATAGCTACAATAAAAAAGACACAATCTTTTTTTAGATCGTGCCTTTATGGTTTACGCTATTCCTTCACTAAAAAACCAATCAAGAAAATCACTTGTATATGGTTTTTTCGTCAAGTGAATATTCTTTTCATTCTTTCGAATAAAAGCCCAACATTCAATTTTTGTTTCAAAACTAGTTGAATGTTCCATATTTGTTTTTTTATCGACATAGTCAATATAGTACTTCATTCTTTTCATAGTTGTTTACCTCCTTAATACTACGACCAGCTTTTCAAGGCTGGATTTTAAATAGTTACAATAAAAAAGACACAATCTTTTTTAGATCGTGCCTTTATGGTTTAGAATAGCCCGATATATCCATATTCTCCATCGTACCATTCTTCTAAATCTGCGACTCTTAAGTCGTAGTTATAACCCGTGCTAGGGTATCCTTCTTCCATACATTCATATGAAATTTCTTCACATTCAGCTAAAAACTGATTGTGGAT